TGGCTGCACTCATTTTAAATATATTTTGCTTTTCTGCCTCTGTCATTTTAAAATCTCCTTTGCATAAATTACGCCGCTACTGTAAAGTCGTAGATTACACTTGCTGCCATTTGTGTGTAATCACTTAACGCTCTGCAATCTCCGCTGATACACACAAGATAAGTTGTTGCGGCCGATAAACTCGCGGTCGGATTTATTGTAACCTCGTCCGTATCTGTTTGACTAACGCTTGCTGCAACTATAGCGCCCGCGGCACTTGTTAAAATAAAATGGTCGCCATCCACGCTATCGGGGTGTATGTCCCGATTGAACGTAATAACAATATCAACTGTTGCAAGTTGATCGGTCGCCGCGTCGGCAGGCACAATACTTGATACTGCCATTGTTGCAGGCGATCCATCCGTTGCCACTGCCGTTTCTTGCATGTAGTATCCTAACTGATTTCCAGCGTCTTTAGTTGTGTCGCAAACTGCCATCGCAGTCATTTTAAAGCCTAACGTGCCATCCTTTTTAAATACCATTTCCAAATCTGGCGAAATATTAACCTTATACAGCCTTACTCTTATATATAAACTTGTATTTGTTCGCCTTGGTGCTCTATACTCTAGTACATAATCTGTAAGCACAGTGTTTCCGCCAAACGTCAACTTATCATAACCGACTTGACCAGTTCCAGCCGCTTGCGTTGACACCGTTCCGTAGCCGAGTGCATATTTTAGCTTTGTTGCTCCTGCTTCAGACAGAATTGTCTCGAACGTACACTCTTCCCCAGGGATATAATATCCCACTGGTGCAAGATATTGATCTGTTATAATTGGCTCAAGCTTGCCTGTATATTTGACTGTAGCACCCTCTGAGGTTAAGCCTAGATCAATTGGTACGCTATCTGGATTTAGTATAGTGCTACCAGCTCCAACGTGGATATCGCTTGGTGATGCCATATGCCATCAACTCCTTTTTAATAATTACTTAATATATAATCAACACTACCCAGCACTTGACACCCTTGTGCTAAACCGTGAGATACTGTAAATATATCTGAATATGTCGCATCGCTTATTAACTGATTATGCAATTGATATCCATTCCATTTTGTCTCATTTCTCAAAATTTTGACAATTGCGTCTCCCAACCGGCATATAAATCTATGCAATGTTTCATTATCAACTTCTATGACCCATCCGACTACGGCAAAATTGACAGCGCGTTCTTGCCATTCATACTGATCATTTATAACGCTACTACGTTGTGCCTGCACCGCTACCGATGGATACATTGTAAATTCGGTTGGCAAATAATTTCCAACTTTTAACTCTTGCAAATTGTCAATAAATACAGTCGCTCCACTTTCTACTTCAATTATATCTATCGTGCTATCAATGCTATCCGACAAAATAGTTTTTATCGCATCTAAGGCAAGTTCTGTGTTCATGTTTGCCCTCCGTTAATTGATCTAAAAATATACTCATGTGCGATTCGCGTCCATCTACTTTTTTCAGCTTCTGTTATTTGTAGCGGCGGTCTAGCTGGCATTTTCCGCGTACCCGATTGATGATATTTTGCATATTTAATATCTGTTCCTATTGCCAAGCTTTCGCTTTCAATTTGCTCAACGTGCCCGCTGCCCATGGAAGTCAACGATTGCCTTAGCTTTCCAGTTGCTTCAAGTATTTTTCTGCCTGGATACTTTTTATCTTTTTGAACTTTATACATAGGAGACAATGCAGGCCATGCAGAACCGCCTTCAAAACTTCCTTCGCTTGAAAAGATGCCTTCTTCTGTCTTTTTAAAATCTTTAGCGATCGATCTAAACATTGGTTCAAAATCATTTAAATCATTTGCCATTATATCTAAAATACGACTTAGTTCAGTTGTTCCACTAAAGCTAAAACTTAATCTAAATGCCATATTATCACCACTGATCCTCTCCGATTTCCCAAACAGGAGCTACGCCTGCATTGTCATTGTCGGAATTCCCATGTGCTGTATAACTGTAAAGTCCCCTGGTAGAATCAAGCTTAGTTGAGTTTGGCAAATCAAGTGTAAAGCTAAGTATTTCGCCAAGCCTCATATTTGCATCTTCGCACCACTTTGACACAATCTCAGGCAACTCTCCAGACGTTTGTAAAACTAGTATTTCCGCAATTTTACAAGCTGCGATGCGAGCGGAAATAAAAGATAAAATTTTGATATCATCTGAATCAGTTATGGGTACTTGGTATTTTTTGCTTATTTTGCCATCTATGTATGCATCGGCCTCGGCTATATGCGTACCTGCTACCTCGGTGGACGTAACTTTCGACGTAGCCGAAAACGTGCACCATTTAATTAAACTTTGAACATTTGCTAACGTTGAATATGCCACAACTCAACCCTCCTTGATTTATATATTTTGCTTTACCAGGGTTAATATTCATGTCCCGCAAAGCTTATTATTACTGTACGCGCCGCTCCACCCGAACATGCAACCGCCGCCGATATGCGAGTGTTTGGTAATTGCTTAGGAATCATCATTGGCACACTTACAACGCCATTTCCAGCAACCGTTGTTTTTGTAAATTTTACCTGCGCAATCAAAACTTCTGATGCAATATTAGTAGGTATTACTTCGGCCTTTGCGCCTAATGTATATGCATCGTTATGCGCTGTAAGAGTTACGCCACCCGACAAAAACGGATAGATAAACTGTTGAGCATGTGTATGCGTATATAAAGTTTTGTCATAACCATACAAATTGTCGCCAGTATGATTGTCAGTATCTTTATTGCCTATTGTTTTTGCCGATTCGTCTTGATTGTTAGATGCCGTAATTTACACCTCTAAACCATAGCCGATCCATCGCCAGCGACAACAGCACCAGTAGCATTGAGCGGTTCCCACACACAATGAAATACAATTACTCCATCCGTAGCCGCTTCGCCTGCAATTTCATATCCAACATCAACGCCATTTACAACTTTATCAAAAACCAAGGAACTATAATTTCCATTGGTTTCTGTTGGCGTTGCGTCTGCCCAAATTTCACCGACTGTCAAGTCATCAACTTCGGTCGCTGCAATCCAGTCATTCGTTGCATCCTCTGTTCCAAGCTGGATTGTCGAAGTGTTTCCACTTGTATCATCACCAGTTGTTGTAACTTCTGCAATCACTCGCATCCTTACAAGTCCTGTTACTGTAAATAGTTCATGCGTTGCGACCGTGTTAAATGTTGCACTTGTCAAATCTATTGTTACAGCTAAATAATTCGGATTGTTATAATGTACCATACCTCTTTTTAACTCATCGACAATAGATAAATTTGTGCCTGGCTCACTTCCACCTGTTCCATTTCGCAGTGAATCCCAGACATCTCTCAAAACTTCTGCCAAACTTACATTGTTCGCAGGCGCTGCCGATGCCGGAAATGTCGCAATTCCAGTTGCACCATACAACGCATCTGTTACGGTTGAAATGTTTCCGGTTGAAATTGTGCCAACGGATAGATCGCCGCATCCCAAGTAAATATAAGTTGATCCTGTTACGGTATCTACAATATTTTTGCTTCCATCCGTTGTTCCGTTTACGTAAAACACCGTATTTTTCGCAACAACATTAGTACATGCATTACTTACAAGATTGATAATACCCGTTGTAACTTTTGTCCTAAATATGCAATCTTCAAAAAGTGCATTATCAACGCCGTTTAAACTAAATACTCTTGCGTTTGCATTGCCGCCTGTATAGCCATTTTTAAAACACCCAATCGCTTTAAACCTATCGCCTGTTACAGTCCAGTCGGAAATAACTTCTTTATCTGTTGTATCCCGCATTTCGCAATTAATCAACTTGCAATCTGTTCCACTAATTGTTCCATATGTCACCACGGAATCAATAGCAGTTACAAATAAGCAATTTTCAATCGTAACGTTTGCGGCCGATATAGTAACTGTCGTTCCTGTGTGGCCAAAACTAAACGTTGCACGATTAGAACCTTCGCCAAGTCCGATTATAGTTATTCCCGCCACGTCTGCTGTAAACTTAGCACCTGTGGTTGTCCAGCTTTCAGCATGTCCTTCCGCTAAAAGTATTACATCGCCCTGATTTGCTGTACATTTATTTATTGCTGCATCCAATGTTGCAAGTGGTCTAATCCAACTCCTGCCATCGTTTGTATCGGACGTATTCGATGCGTCCGAATCAACATAAAAAGTTTTGCCAGTTCCTGCAATTATTGATTTTTCGCCAATCCTGCATTCGCCGTTAACTTTTAGTCCGCCTGTTGTTACTCGTCTAAAATATCCTATAAAATTGTCACCCATTACGTGACCTCCTTAAAAAAAGGGAACTCGGAGCCTGTTGACTCCGGCAAATTACGAAATTACTGTTTTCATTACATACCCCAAATCGCTACCAACAACTTTGGCATCGCAATTCATGTATGCTTCATATACGTCAGAATGAATATTCTCGTCTCTCCAAGTTCTTACACCTCTTGTCATTCCGTTTTCTTCGAGTACAAAAGTATATAAAGCGGTAGGAGTTTCAGGAGCCGGAGCCGGAGCAACATGACCAACCCAAATGTCACCAGACCAAATTTGCGAAAATGAATCAGTCTGTCCAAGTACGGCAGTATTTACCATTGCTCCACAGATTTGTATGTCAATAGGTGTGTCATTGCTTAAAATGTCCACCAACACCGCGACTGTTGCGGTTCTCATTGTTGTCGAAGGCATTCTTTCAAGCAGTTGTGGATGATGTTTTAATATTTTCCAAACATCCTTTGAGATAGCTATTTTGTTGACTGGTTGTCCTGTGTTGTCCTCTACTGTTCCAATGGCAGTTTCAAACTCGGATACAGGATCACTTGTTTCGTAATTATCAAACGTCACGCTTGGAGTACTGTAGTTTGTTCCCCAATTCGCAACTGTAGTACAAAGACTAGCTATCATTTGTTCATACTTCAAAAGTATTTGGTCAGTTACAAACATAGTTTTGTTTTGTTCTAGCCTCAAGATAGAATCTGCATTTTTTCTTTGCCTATCGGTTATTTCGGTCGAAATTGCTATCTCGTCTGTGTAGTATGTGCTAGTACTTAGTCTAAAGCCATGCCTTTTTGAAGGCGTTCCATCTGCTCTTATAGCAGCGTTACTTCTAAACATGTCACCTTTGTTAAATATGTAATACTTATTTGATTCCTTGTCAACAGGAACCATCGGAGCTATGCCATCTGCTTTATATAAAACATTTCTATACAACGTTGACACGTTTGACAACGGAATATCAACATGTACATCTGATAGTACTGGATTCATTACTTCACTTCCTTTTCTAATTTATTATTAATCGTCTCCTGCACCTGATAAGCTTCCGCCAATGCAAAGCAGACAAGATATTATGTCGTTGTCGTCACCTGCTTCAAGTGCGATTGCTGAGTATTCGGCATCGTCACTTGTTGTTGCTACTGCATCGCCATTGCTGTCGGGTGTAAGTTTTGCAAGTTCAGTAACAGTCCCGCCCAACATAACGTTTGTAACGCCTATGACCATGACTTCTCCTGCCGCATCAGCTTCGGATGGTTTATTTTGCAAAACACCTATTGTCGCAACTGCACTTCCGGCAGTATCTATTGAACCCGAAGATAATGTCATAAACTTATATTGTTTTGTTGACAAATCTCCTGCTGCGGGAAAAGTAAGACTTAAAACTTTATTTTCTCCAGCCATTACATTCCACCTCTTCTTTCTGCTAGATATGCTTTTGTTAGTTCGGGAAATTCAGTTTCCGCAAGAACTAACGCATCTCCATAATTAACTTTTCTTTCTTTCACAATTGATTGAACTTTTTCGTTAAATTTCATTGTGGCAGTTTTGGAAACTTCGGACTCGCCCTGAGAAGAGCCAACTTCACCCATCTTTACAGCAACCGGCAATGTTTCCATCAACGCCAATGTTCCAACTTTATCAACTAAATAATTTTTCTTGAATGCATCTGCCATCGCTGGAGTCATTTTGCCTTCATCAAGATACTTAGTTGACACTGCATTCCATTCAGCTTCATCAAGTTTTACTTCAATAGCCTTGATTTTTTCATCAAGTTTAATATTTGTATTGCTTGTAGCTTTATTTGCTTCTTTCAAAGTTTTGATTTCAGTATCTTTTGTATTAACAGATTCAGACAATTTAACATTTGCTTCAATCATTTTGTTCACAGCGTCGTTAATTGCTTCTTCTGTAGCGTCTTCACTCAAGTTCAAAACTTTCATATTTGCTTCACTTAATTTCAACTCATTCACTTCCTTTTCTTTTTTTTGATCTATGTTAAATGCCGTGTTCGACATAGTTTCTTTATATACATCTTCGGATAGCAAAACCGGAGCCATCTTTTTGATAAATGGTCTGTTTGTTAGGCTCCCGCCAAGTAAGACATTGGTATATTGTTGATTAGTTTCGTTGTCTTTGTAGCTAAATGTAAATTCAGGACTAAAATATTTATACATATTTTCTGCAAGTTGATTTTTGCCTAAATCGGTCCATTCGATTTCAGCAAGCAAACTGTTTCCAGACCTTTCAAGCGATTTAACCCATCCTGCCGCCGCTCCTGCATGTACAGTTTCGCCATGCTCCAGGTCGATTGCAATATCAATACCTCGCACATTATCGGCAAAATGCTTTACGAATCCGTCAATGTCACTTTCGGTAATTGTAAAATCTCCGTATTTTGGATGCTTCCAATTACCAGTCCTCATGATTTCAACTTTGTTGCCTTTGATTTCTGCAAGTGTAATATAATGCAATGATTCAAATTTTGCCTCACTTGCTTTCATCCATTCGCCAGACTTACCCTTTTTGAATCCTGCATTTCCAACTGCTGACCATGCAATTTTATTAGCTGACTCTTCGTCATTACTTTTCTTAAACGCCGAATTAAACGCCGCCATGAAAATTGTTTTTGCCTTCTCAGGGAGGTTTTTAGTATTTTCCGGCAATTCGCTTATATTTTTATACAATTTTTCACCTACTTTCTACACGCAACATATCGTTGCGACAACTTTTCCTGCTGTATCAAGCACAGTTGACTTAATATATATAGCCAAATACGGAATATATGCAGTACTTGACTTATTTACAATTTCGACACCTGCCGCCGCGACTGACGTTTCAGACTTGACAGTTATGTCAAAATTAGTTCCATCAATACTACCTAGCATTTTGTAGTCAATCGAATTAGCTGCATCTGTGTTTTCAAGCCGCACAGCACAATTCATGCGACCTCTTAAATCAAAAGTTTCAAGGGCTACATAAGCATTTGTTGTCGTAGTTTCGTCATATGTGTAGTCAAAATGCTGTAATCTTGTATCGCCGCATTTTCTAGCACTTATCATGTATGTCAATCCTTTCTATACACGTCTACAATTACGTTGTATCTAAATTCAGCATCTTTCATTTCCTTAACCGAATTTACTTTATATGTAAAATCACTACTAAACATAACATCAACGCCGTCCAAAACCAAAAGCTTGTACCCAGCCGGAACGTTAACCTGTAACAATACATCGTTTTTATTTACTTTATCAATATTTAATTTTCCTAACGCATATGGATCTTTAATTTTACTTCCTATGGATTTTTCAATATTCTTGAACTCGCTTAGACTTGTACCTGCGAACACCGACACGGCTTTGCCGATTGGTTGAACATTTTTGAATACATTGTCAAGATTCTTAAGTTCTTGACTCTTTATGTTATTATATTTTAACTTATTTATTGCGTTTGCGAAAGCCCCATTTTTAACTTTTTCAATTGTCGCTTTTTCACCTGCTAACAATTTTGATTGCGTTTGCTGTTTTACTTTTACAGCCGCACTTGTTGTTAAAACTTTATTAGGAGCTATTGTACTTTTTAGACTTAAGTTTTGACCTGTTAATTGCCCATGCCTTTCTACCAATTCTCTACTCGGTTCTCTGTCTGTAATCTGTGGCGGATTCGCTTCATCATTTCCGACATACACATAAATACAGCGACACCGCCCGTGCTGAGGCGGCATGTATCTATAATAATTATCGCGTCCAACTTCGTAAACATTGCCGTCAAGATCTTTGCATAATGGGCAGGTAGCGCCGTCCAAAATTACAGAATATTCCGCAATCCTTGAACTTTGTATCGCCGTTCTATCCCTTCCCAGATTAACCATATTTGAAATACCCGACATGTTGTCCTCTAAAATCTGATCATATGTAGACATTAATTATCATTCCTTATTTAATTATTCGTCATCGTCGTCAATATTCGGAAGTCTTGTAAATTCGCTATCAAGGCCATAATCATCAACCAAATACGCCCCCGAAAACTCATCTATAAAATTTTTAATATAATTTATATGTATGTCTGCAACATTGCTACTACACACAATATTTGTAAGCGGATGTAGATAGATATTCATGTCGCTTCCTGTTTCGCTAAAAATTAAATTGTATTCATGTGTTATGCTTGCTACAAAACCTTTGTATACATATTTACATATACATCTTTCATTATTGCTTGCGATTATTTTGAACTTTTCAAAGTTTTGAAAAAAACATAATATTAAATTTTTGTATTGCATAAAATTATCCTCCTAAAATTAATTTCATCGCTCTTTTTGATTGCAGCTCTGTATTTTCTGTCAATCCTTGCTGGTTTAAGTATTCGCTTAAAAATAAAACCTTAACACGTTCGGATATATTATTTGCCACAACAGCGGCTTTTGCCATTAACATTTTTTCGTCAAGTTCAGGAGCATGTCTAGTTTTAAGCTCTTTTTGAACTTGCGAAACACCAGCGTTAAACGCCTTTTTGTACATGCTCGCAACGAATGTTGTCATTTGAGATTTATAGCCGACTTGTATCGTTGATATATCTTCAAGCTTCATTTTTTTAACTCGTTTTGATAAATCGTTTAATTGCTTTTGTATAATCTTGCGACCTTCAGCACGAAACTCGTCTTCAATATCATTAAAGTTTGTGTCAACACTTTGCCAGTCGACAATATCAAGATGACTTTCGGCAAGTTTTTTAGTTCCGGCTTGCCCAGATAAAGAAAGATTGTCGGCAGGTTCGGAAGTTCCAGATACATTATTTGCCATATCCTCAGTTGCTTTATCTTCAGGTGCGCTATTTTCGGGTGCATTATCGGGTGCATTATCGGAAGGCAAAACTTCAGCTTTGTAACCTGGCATCACGTAATTTTCATTATCATCTTCATCTTTATCAGGGAGTTCGAGCATGTCTCTAATATAATTCTCTAAACTTTCATCAGGTATTATCAATTTGCCATCAACCAAAAGCTTTAAGGTTTCAAATATTTTAAAATTGCCAAGCGGTCTAAAACATAGCTCTGGATATAAATCACTTGCAAAATTATAATTGACCAACTGTTTGATTGCATGTGAATTAATTATGCCTGATATATTTTTTGCGATTGCACCAAGCATCATTAAAAACAAATCCGTCTGATCTTTAGATAACGCAAAACTGCCAGCACTATTACTTCCAAGATTCATAAATTGTGCTAAGATTGAACGCGAAATTAAAGTATCTTGATATTCAATGTAAGGCATGACGTCAACAAGTGTCCTTTTGCCTTCAAACATATTCAACTCAAAACCTGGCGGCAGTGTTGCTCCACCGTATTCGTTAGACCGTAAGTTTGTAACAATAGCTTTTGCTCTCTCATAGTCGCCATCGTCAAAATTTTCAGGTAACTTGACAACAGGCGTGCCAACTAGATTTCTTTCAACTCCGATATTTAACAGCTTATAGATAAAGTCCTTTATGCTCCAATGCTTATATGCGCTACGCAATGCACTTCTTCCTCTGCAATCGCCTTGCTTCATATCATGCGAAAACACTAATAGCTTTTCGATAGGTATATCAATATTTTGCCATCCGCGATTAATTAAAGTTTGTTGCACGCCTTTTAAATCGCCAACGTTATCATACATTATGTCATAAATTGTAGATTGCGGACGTGTTGCAAATTTACTCCATATCAATTCTTTTTTATCATTTAACTTAAAAACTTTTTCAAAGACTGCATGGCCATAAGTAAACATGGTGCATGCCTCTTTTATAAAATCATCAAACGACAAAGTCATCGAACTGAATAAAGCCTCTTCAATAAAATCAGCTATTTTTTTTGCTTTTCTTGAGTTATCGAAAGGCTTTATGTACCAGCTTGTGGAGCGTATCGGCAACTCAAGCATTAGCAAAGTCGCTTTGACTTGTGAGTCTGAACGTTCCATCTTGTTATAAATTGCGATGTCGGACGGCCACCTCAGAGTTGACAAATACTCGTCTGTGCCTAAATTATATTGCAGCCTTGACGAGTACGACCGTCCAGTTATGCCGAGTTCTTTTTTGGTTGAGCTTGCCATTGCCTCATCTCCTGATTAATTAGTTAATTATATTTCTTAATTTTTATAATATATCTCTTCGGCAATTTTAATTATTTTTCTGCTGTTATTCATGTTGTAAATCTCGTATTTTTCTTTACCAAGGATTTGCGTCAAACGTGCATTTTGACCATCATCAAGCAAATCCCATATCTTAGCTAATCTTTTGCCTAGACATTCAATTTTATCATTCACCACTAACAACCCCGTTCTCCTCTGGTTCATCAACTAACTTTTCCATTTCCTCAAATACCTCCGCTTTGATTCCAGCCAGATACGGCACTACTTTGTTTTTATGTTTCATGTTTTTTATTGATTGCACCATACTATCAACTTCTATACAGTCTTTTGCCAATGCTTTAATTTTTTTAATTTTTGCATCTCTTTTCATTGTCATCCCCCTTTATTTTTATTTTCAGTTAGTCGGAATTTCCGAACAACTCACCAATTTACTTGCTTTATATTATTATCAACCATTTTTACATCTTTCAAATTTCCTGCATTTTTTATAGTCATGACCGCAATTACACTCGCATCTAAAATGTTCGGCGACTTTCCGCCCGGTTCGTATTCTCGCCATTCGTCCTCAAATAATACATGTTTCCTATGTATCAAGAATCGTCCATTTTCAACATGTACCGAAAATGCTTCAATCCTTGTTGCCTTTGATTGTGTTCCGACTTTTACAGCCAGCACAGGAGGCAAATCCTTGAGTATAAAACTTTGTTGTGCCAATGCCCGCTGGTATGCCACGCTTTCAATGCCAATTCGGATCGGTTTATACTTTTGATTATACTGTTCGATTAATCTAAGTTGCTGCGGAAATGTCAACCATTCTGCATATTCCTCTATTAAATACATGTTAGTTGTTTTTCTATCAAAGCCCACAACCACTAATCCGAATTTATCTTGCTTTAACTTTTCGCCTGTTTTTTTATCGTCTGCAATGGCCGGATCGACTCCGATATAAAAACTTAATCGCGGCGGCAGTGTATCGTAATAATTTAGCCATGACGGATCTAGCATTTTAACCGATAATGCCGACCTGTCATTTTGCATAGTCTTAAGCCAACGGATAGTTCCTGCTGTTTTTTTCTTTGCAATAATCCTATCATAACTCCACTGCTCAGGCCATAGCGGCGTGTTATTTTCGTCTAAACTACTTAAATGAACATAATTATAATCGTCATTATCGCTTAACATACACAACAAGTCTTGATTATGTTGCAATGTACCAAGCACTATTCTGCGACCGCCTTCAACAACTCTACTGTCGACTATCTCAAACCACCAATCCTCAACCTTTTTTCGCTGTAGCTCTGTCTGCGAATTGCCTAAATCAATAATGTCATCTGCTACAACCCAGTCAAGACGCGCGCCTAGCAATGCTCCACCCGTGCCAATAGCCAAAATTGTCGGATCTTTAGATTGCTGCGCTGAATCCCTGGTAATGAAAATACTGTTATCAGTCCACTTACCAGATGAATCCTTTTTACTAGGGCGGTTCGGAATTATATAATCACCAAAATCTTCCTTGAATCGCGGATTAAATTCTATATGCCACTTTATAGCCCTTAAAAACCCTTCTGCCTGCCGTGCTGTATTTGAAATTATGCATCCTTGTGTATTTCTATCCCGGCACATCATCCAAAGTGGAACTACAAGCGAAAACCAAGTTGATTTTGCATGTTCGACCGGTACATGAATTACAATGTCATCATGTATCATCATTTGCTCGAGCATGTAATATTGATGCAACGCTGTATCCACGTCCCATTTTCTGGTGTATGGCTTAATGTAGTATTCACCAAAAAGAGCAGGATTTAAAAGCATAAGGTTTTTTCTTTCTTCTTGAGGAATTAATTTAATTTTGCCTCTTGCCTTATCTGTTAAAGGTTTTAGCAAAAATTCAGTTGGCAGACTCGAATGCAACATTTAAAGATCCTCGTTTATCTTTTTTAATCTTTCAATTGCATCGCTTATACTGCTTTTAACGGTAGAACCTTCGTTCGCTTTGACTTCTTCGTTTTCATCTGTCGCGTCTGGATTTCTTTTCCAATTCTTATTGTCACGATTTACAAGCCCGAATATTATAGCTGTGTCGCTAGGTGGAATATATTTTTCAGTTATTTCTACACGTTTTTTCTTTTTCTTAATGTCGTTTCCGCTATCATCTCCAACCGTTTCAATGATTGTCTTCTTTTCCGACACAACATATCCATTACAACGTTTATACAACATTGATCCTAAATATTCAGGTATAGCGTTTTTGCCTGCTTCGATTGCGGCAACTAGCTCAGGTTTTTTTTGCCTCCAAGCATGAAAGTTTTTCCTGCTTATGCCAAGCTTTTTGCATACGCCTACAATAGTTTCTCCCATCATAAACCAATCTGTTATGTCTTCAAGATAAGGCTCGATATGTGTTTTGTATTTGTTGTTTGGCTTTGGCTTATAATTCATTCGATCAGACACCTACTTTTCGACTTCTGTTTTGCCTATTGTAACATATGACATGTAAAATGTCTAACAATGCGCATTTGACATGGTTTTAATTTCTTGCAAATGGGAAATATTTTTAATATGTTAATAATTTGTTCTCAAAATCGTAACTATAGTGTAATATAGACATAATCATTAATTAATTAGGAGGACGAAATGAAAAAAATTATATCATTATTTGCAATGGTCGCAATGCTATCATGTTTTTGTGTAAATGTGTTTGCGCTTGAAGCGGCTACAATAGTATTAAATGGAGCATCAACAATTGAGCTTGACAAAGGCATGCCATACTCAGAGCTTGAAGCAACGGCGAGTTACACATACAAAGATAAAAATGGCGTGACCAAGACAAAAGATATTTCAGACAAAATAATTAAATCTGGATCTGTAGACTACAATACTGTAGGTGAATATACTATAACTTACAAAGTTTTAGATACCGCAGAATACGCAGCTGCGTCAATAACTAGAATTGTTAAAGTTATCGATCCATCTGAAACGCCATCGCCGTCACCATCTGAAACGGCATCGGAAGAACCAACGCCAACTACTTCGCCAACTGACACAGCTTCGATATCACCCGAAGCTTCGCCTACTGAAACAGCTTCGGTTTCGCCAGATGTAACACCGATCAAAGATCCTGTTGATGTAAAATCATGTAAGCCAAAAGCAGACATGCAAAATAACAATGTAAGCATCGACCATGTTGCTGGAGACGTAAACATCACTAACGTCAAGGTCACAAACAACATTTTTGTAAAAGGTAGCCTATTTATTGACTACAATTGCAAAAAAATAAAACTAGATGATAAAGCAAAAATAAGCTGGGCTGGCAGCAAAAAGATAACTACAAATCAAAACGCTTTTACGCTGGTCGGGACAGATGCAAATGGAAAAGTTATAAAAAAGACAATACAACTAGAAAAAGGAACACATGATTACAAAGTTGAACTTAAAGGAGATAATGGCGAAAGCGCAAATGTTGAAGTCAACGCAACATACGAGGAAAACGCAAACGCAGAACCAATTCCAATCGTTACAGATGAAAGCGTTGGAATAGAAAAGCTACCTCAAACAGGCGAGTCATCAAATACTGGATTGCTTGTAGGTGGATGCGCAATAATTTTGTTTGGACTAGGAGCTTTAGGATATTTTAGATTCAAAGGTATGCTTGGTAAATAATTATCCCTAGTAAATAAAGAATGTATTAAATGCGAAAAAGGACCTGAGTTATTCAGATCCCCTTTTTTAGCGTTTACACAAAACCACAATGAAGAAAGCACTGCTTATATAATATCACAACTTGTTCATAACGTTCCATTTATTTTCGTTTGCATATGTTATTTTTTCGAGTATGCCTAATCCTATTTCAATCCGGTTTAAATCTTCCCGATTTGGGAGGCTTCCGTATTTATGAGCCGATTGCTTCCGCGCGACACAATCATTCTTTATCAGGGAAAACACATAAGCCCACTCTGCATCACTTAAATCTATTTTCATCTACTCTGCCCCTTATCAATTAATCATTTCCATTCTAGCATTTAAAGCCGCGCTTCTATCGCACATTTCTTTACCTTTATATTTTTTAAACTTTTGCATAAAATTATTCATGTTCTGCTGCGACGCATTGTTGCCGTCACAAAGCATAAATTTATCTTTATCTACACAAAAATATGCATAAGGTACCGCGTTATTGTTAAGTTGCAAGCCTTTGTACCTTAGCGGGTGTCCGCGCCTCAATCTTTTTCTATTTGCATTTGTCATTTTTATCATTCTCCTTTTCTAAGTTTTCAACATATCTTTTTGAAATTTCCATCATGTTCGCCTTGATTATTCCTCGTTGCTCCCTTACAGACATTATATAGTCATCAACCATTCCGCTGTCGCAAATTCGCATTAAATCGTAAATGCTTCCACTTTCGCCATTATCGCTTTTTATCGATATTATTCCTGCTAAAAACAATTTTCTAAAATCGTCATAACTAAATCCTGTCAAGGCTTTAAATTCAGCCATTTGCTTATCGATTTTTCGATTTACCATAATTTCAATTGCTTCGTTTTCAGTCATTTGCTTACACATCCTTTCTAATAACCTTCTGGCAATGACCAGTCTTCACACATTCGCTTTGGTAGCTTACTTGCTTTTATAAGCGCGTTTGGTTCCATATAATCTATTTCACTTTTGCCCGTATCTGGATTTATGTATCTAATCCATGTTGCATTTGTACCAGGTTGGCTAAATAGACCATTCGGATCGGCTTGTGGTAAAGTATATGGATTGCAATAACTAGGCGTAATACCTACTTTTTCAGGATTAGTATATTGTGTAGAGTATGGTAATCCATAGCCAATGCATCGCCCCATGTAAATAAATTTTCCTGAATATAAGTTTTGTGTATAATAATAGCATACTAGTTTTGGATCGTCTCTTAGCTCCTGAATCTCTTTTGCCATTTTCTTTTCAGTCCAGTTTTTTATATTAGGCATTCCGACGGCATTATCCATGTCTTTTTGCATTTGTTCTTGCTGTGCTTTTTGCTTGGAATCAATTGTTGACTCTTCTTCGCTGCAACCTGCAAAAACACCTACTAATACGATAACTGTTAACAATAATATTAATTTCTTCATTTCAATTCACCGCTTTGAACCTTTCTTAAAAATTCGCTTAGTGCATAATTGTCAATTTTTTTATAATCATAATTAGAAAAATTAATTCTAATCCTTTCAAGTATTGCCTTTTTCGCTGATTCATCTTTTTCGGATTCATATTCATATTTTGATTTAGATAATTCCGTAGTCATTCCCTGATTGTAGCTTTTAGTTTTTTCAAATGTTTCACGCTCGACGTTTGCTTTTTGAACATTAAACACCTTGTTGTATAGCACGCTTAATTCTCCCGTGCCAAACAATATAGCTATTAACAAAAACATTGCAATTCCTGTAATTTTTAAAACTTTAAATTTCATTTATTTACACGTCCTTTCAATTTTTTAAATATAAAGATAATCAAGCATATAAGCATTAGCCCTGCAATTTTTATTGATGCCACGCAAAGTATTCCGACAAAGATTAAAATAACAGGTATTAAGAATATAGCTAAAAAAATAAAATACAAAACTTCCATTGTTTTTGTTTTAATATTTTGCATATTTCGCCTTCAACGCATCAATCAATCTTCTATTCTTGACCGTAAGTTCGCCGACTTTATCGCGTATTTCTATACGTTTGTTATAATCATTTTCCTTTCCGTATTGCTTTTGTAGCGTTCTAATCTGATTGTTATTTCGTCTTGTTTCGTTGTTTTCGTAAAACGATATAATTTCACTTTTGCATGCTGGACACTTTAAGTAATACGCATAAGTTTTGTCATTGCTATTGTTGTCGACTCGCTTCTTCCATAACTTTAATTTAAATTCATTTGCGCAATTATTACACATTGCTTTGCTCATGCTTCAATGCCTCCCCTGGTAAATAAAACTTATCTTTATTCGACGTTTTCAGTGTTAATATATTTCAGGCAATTGACCGCACTTGCCAATGCAGCTGTCGTATTGTTCTTTTTGTTTTCAATTCTGTTTATTCTTTGCTCAATTTCTATCGTCCTATGTTCAAGCTTATTTAATTTATTGGCCATTCTTGCGTTGTTTTTGCTGAGAGTGTAAATATTGATCGCTAAAATCAAAAGTATCAATCCAAGCACTAGAAATCCAAATACCATCCACGTTATATCAATATTAAACATCGTTCATCACCTCTCTATCATTCGGCACTACTCCGCTACCCTTCCACATTTTAGTAAACTTAATTATTTCCATTATCGCTTCCCTCTGCCCCGCTAATTTAGCCATTTCAAAATTTATCGCAAGCAATCTCTTTCTATTTTGTTCGGCATAATTTTTATTTACAAGGATAGAACTTTTGTTCTGGATTGATTGCATTTCTTTATTAAGTTTTAAAATCTTTTCGTTTAATTTGTGCTTGTTGCCTTCCAATGTTGTTAGTAGTGATTCCTCAAAATTCATTTTTGCACCTCCTAACATTACTACCTTTGCCAACTATAAGTTTATTTGCATCAGTAACGTCTTTTTTTAATTCAATTACGTCATATTTATCTGCAAAACATGCTACTTTAACATACAACTCTCTTGCATTTTCGCGAGTGTAATCAAAAACTAAAAACCCTCTTATTCCATTTTCGCACTTAATACTTGTCTCAAATTTGGACGAGTAACCATATTTTGGCCTTGGACTGCATATAAAAAAACAAATATTGTATCCAGAAATAGTAATTCTAACATTGTCGTTATCACTCATAAATCTAAACGCCTCGTGTAAAGCCATATGAAAAGCACTGCTGTTAACATTTATCATTGCTTGTCACCTCCGAACAATCAACTATGTTGCCATCATCATCAAAATAAAATCTAATAGTAGACTTAAAACTGCAACAACTCCAATCGCCAGCCTTACACTGCTCTATTTCATCAATCATTTCTTCATCGCTCATATTTTCAATATCTTCTATTACTTCGTTATAAATGTCTTTTAAGTCCATCGTCAATCACCTCTTCATTCCAAAATCTCTCTTCCTGATTTTACACATTTGTCCATTATCGCCATGAAAAACAATACCTTCGATATCACGAGGTGCTAAAAATGCCTTTATTCCATCAAACGACTTATCGACTAAATCCAAAGCATAAGCACCGTGCGGAATCAGTTTATGACCCCTTATTTTCTCTGGGTTGCCTTGTATTTTTTCGCCACAAAGTTCATATGTTCCATCAACAAAAAAGAACCAATCCGGCTTGTCCCATGCCTCCCAAAAATATTTATCTGCTTTATTTTCTCTATCGCATTGAACCCAATGCGGATGATGTCCGGTAATTGGGTCAGGATCTTGACAAGGTATTGCACCTTTGGGTATTGGCTTGCCTTTTTTAGCATCATATCTCTTGTACAATTTTCCATTGACAACCGCACATGCAGTTCCGTCATATTTGCGTGTTGCGACTGTTGAACTTAGTAACGCCCATGCATTGGCAGGATCTATTTCATCTACTACTCTACTTGGATTACTTAGATCTTTCTTAAAAAATGTTGTCATTTTGCGCATCGTTATTCTCCTTCCTTGTCTAATTCTATATAATACGGCTCATTGTTAATCGCCTGTTCTGAAAAGAAATCAATTTTCATTATTTCCGCATGTATTTTTTCATCACGCCAAAAGTCTTGCCTAAAAATTAATGGATTTTCAATATGTTTTTCAGCAAAGTACTTCTCGGCCATATCGCCAAAAGTTCTAACTCCATTTAATATGTCTTCATCTGTACGTGTAAATATCGCAATATGTCTATACATATTCTTTTTTATTTTATAAAATTCAGTTTCATCAGGAAGTATATCCTTGAGCTCTTCAGGTGTGTTTTTAAATGATATTTGTATGCCACCAACATCTCCGTTTGAGTCAGTAACTGTAAGCAAAAATCCCGAAAGACTCCTGCTGCACTTATTTAATATATAAAATTCATTAGTTTTTTTGTATATATAAATATCGCATGTTTCAGACATCTTTAACACCTTCCTTGTTTTTGAAAAAATACTTTGTGCTTAAATGTATATTTTTGTTAGCATCATTAAATATATAATCTTGACTAAAAATATATACATTTACGTATTTTTTAGTGTTGTTTAACCAGTTATTAAAAGTCGATTCAAGACCTGCTTTTACTGAGTTCAAATCTTTACCTACATCGCCATCTTTATTTACTTCGCCTGCCCATGCAATAAAATCATGTCCAGCTTCGCAAACGTCTTTTATGATTTTATACTCGCTTGTTTCGTAACTGGCAATTTCATGTTTTCGACCTTCAAAATCAAATAAAACATCTATATGCTTGTTGAATTGATTGCCTTTGTTGTCTACCAAACTTATACTGCGACAAAGCTCACTATAGCCTGTAATTTTATAAACATCGAGATTATTTAAATCAATATATATATCGCATATATTAGTCATTGTTCACTCCCCGCTTTCATGCATTTTCTGCTGAGCTAAATATCCCTCAAGTTCCCAAATTTTTGATTCTGCGTTTTTATAGGCAAGTTATTTGCCTACTTCCAAGTCAAATTCTTTTGTATCAACACACGCCTCTTGACCTGTAACTATATATCCATTTTCTAACTCAAGGACGCATATAACCATTTTCCCAGGGAAAGCGACTATATGTTTTATATATTTAATCTTTGATTTAACATATTCATCAATTGGCTTCATTCTTTACACCTCCATTATTCTTTTTCATGCAGGCCATAAGACCTAAAACGCGTTCGTGTGCTGCAAAAATTGTTCTAATAATTTCGTCCTTGTCGTCGGTTGATAATTCCGCAATGCTGGTAAAAAAGTCGGTTACATATTTTCTATTTGATTTCTTTATTTTACTTAACACTATTTATCACTCCATTCTATTGATATACCTTCTTGAATCGTTGGCCATAACGAACATTCAATTCCATCATCAAACCGCAAAATCAAATAACAACACTCGTCATCAAACACGCCTTTGCGAGTCTCAATTGATTTAATTTTCCTGCCTTCAAGCTTTTTAAATTCACTCATTCGTCATCATCCTCCGTATTTCAATTTATAGTATCTTTTAATTTGTTTATATCTCTGCCGCTTACTTTTTGCATGGAGCATCCTGTTCCATATTTGTCTTTCTTTATTAGGGTAAAACGCTTTGTAAAATTCTTTACGCGTAAACCCTGCCTCAAATGACAAACTTGAACCTTTAATGCTTGCAAGATCGAACCCTGAATCAACAGTGTCTGAGCCTATACCGACAGATTGTGTTGATTTTAAATCTTTAAGATTGCCTAGATATGTACCGCCGAGATACACATCGCAACTTGTTAATTGATTGCCTAATTTAAAATCCATAACTATATTTTCCTTTCTACAACCATTACTCAAATTTTGAAAATGCTATTATTTGTATTTCGTCGGCATTTGGACAATTAATATATCCATTAACTAAATGCTGTTTTAAGCTTTCTGCGCACTGTGGCGAAAACATGTAGTAATTACGGACTATTACACTTTCGATTGTTTTACTACTTACGTACATATAAGTTACATAATAATCAGCCATTTTCGCAATTCCTTTCTGTCAATTCCAGCAACGGAACCTCAGCATTAAAATCATTATTAAACTTTTTCAATAGTTCGTTAAATGTATTAAAATACTCCATGCACTTATCATTGTCCCTACTAAACTTTACAAAAGTTACTTTAGTCCCCGACCTAGTCGCTTTAAATATTTTTCTAGGTATAAAACCTCGTTTGATTTCGTTCGTGATATTTATAATTAACGATGCCATATATCCTTGATTATTATTGGAATTAACTTTCGTTTTCGATTTTAAGTGCGGATAATTCATTTGATACGACAACACTTTCACAATTTATCAATCCATTTCTCAATATTTTCTATTGCTATTTTTACGTCCTGAATCTCTTCAAGCAACTTATCTTTTCGTAATTTACCTCGCACCCACTTTGTAAGTTCTTTTTGCAATTCCGCAAGTTCTTCAATGTTGTGAACCATGTCGATTACAAAATCCATGGCTGGTTCAGTTTTGATTGGTTTTTGTGTTTTAATCCAGTTTCTTATAAATTGCAAAAACGCATCGGAGCTGCATTTGAATAGCCCGTCATTAATCGACAACAAAAGCATATTATTCATGTCATCTTTGCTGTATAAATAAATATAATCGCCAACTGAACTTACACAAAAACTATCTCTATTTATACAATTACTACTACAAATTTCGTTTACAGCATCGTTTACGGTCTTAACTTTTAAATCTTTATCGCTCATTCAATCTCTCCTTTTAATCATTATCCCTTTTCAAGCAACAACCATACCTTTCCACCCGGACGCCGCTCCATGATTGATACCCTTATGTAATCGACATCTTGATATTTTATTAGCTCGATAGCCGAACGAGGTATGCCTATTTCATACCTCGATCCAGATTTCTTTCCTTTGATTTTTCTTAATTTAACTCGCAAATGACCTCACCTCCATTCAATAAATTTTACCACTTTACGGTAAATGTGTATACACGCTTATTAAATTTTATTCAACATCATTTAGACTTTATAATTTTTTCTTCAACATAAAATGTATTTGTACATCTAGTAATAAGACTTGATATCTTATTGCGAGCCTTGACCCATTTTTTCTGAGAAAGATTAAATTTATTTTTAATCTCGGAAACGTTTATTTTATCACCACTTTTATAATTTGACTGGATGTGCATGGTTATATCATCGGTTATTCCACCTCTTACATACTCAATTCTCGGTAATTGCCTATTATTAGTTCCTGACACATTGTAATCATCGTTACTTAACTTAGATATGTATTCAATTCTCAAATTCATTAAGTTCGGCATTGGAGCACGTTTCAAGAATTTCAAAAATAAAACTTGCAAATCCATACTTCTTAAAATCTCTCTGGAGTTTTTCGTTATGATGACTATTGTTACTCAAGTCTGCAATGTGCTTCTGCCATCTTATAAATATATTTCCACTTTTACCAATGTACTTTCTATTATTTACCTTGTTTGTTATCTGGTATATTCCTGTCATTTATATACGCCTCCATTAATTTTATTATAACGACTGTCATTGGCCTGCCGTCACATGCCTTTTTAAAATTTTCCTTTAATTCACTATTCACCAGAAATCTGATTTGTTCATCTTTGACCATGTTGTCACCCCCTTGATAATAGTATATCATACATTGCAATGGATTGCAACAAATAAAAACACTCCCGCTTAATTTAGGAGTGTTTTTATAGTTAATTCAAATCACTTTCTTTCTCTTGAATTTTGTACCAACCGCCTCAATACTAACCAGCCTTGACTTAACCTTTTTCCAACTGTTAACGGTTAGGTTAAATTTTTGCCTTAAATCGGAAGTTGAGATAGTTTCCCCGACTTTATAGTTAGAACAAATATATTCTTCTAACTTATTAGTTAAGTCATCAAAGTTAGAATTGTTTTTTCGTATCAGCACCTCATTAGTTAGAGCAATTGATTTATCCCAAAGCCTTTTTTTTGCAAGTTCGTCTTCGTTGCTTGGTGTTGAATCTTCTTCCGACCTAACCTGTAAATCGGTTGATATAACCTGATTTGAATAGGTTAGGTTTTTAGACTTATCTATCTCAGCTTCCTTGTTTTTAACTGTTTTTATCCTAAACCCAACTCCTGTTTTAACCTCATTAGCTAGATTATCAGTTAGACTTAACTTATCATATTTCGTCTTAATTAATGTCCTAACTGGTTGAGTAAAAATCGCCCAACTCATATTAAGTAAAGTTTCATTTATTCTTTTGTGTTTAATTCTCATAGTTAGATCAAAGCCAATCAATGGTAATTTAACTGCCATAATATCTAACAAAATACAAACTGACCAAGTAAAGATAAAATTGGCAGTTAGATCAACTAACCAATTGTAAAAACTTAACGTCGATAAAAATGGAATCGCATTAAACAAATTTTCAATTGAGTTTATGTGTTCCTGTACGTAGTGACGATTTATTTCAAAAAACGTTATCGTGCCGACTATTGATACGATCATTAATATGTTTGATATTGTACTTACTAAGCTGTAATGTTGCGGTGTTTCTTTTGCAACATAGTGCTTTGTCATTGCAAGAAAAAATACTCCGAGTTGGATGACGACAAACATTCCAATCATTATGTACTTGACGCTTCCAGCAAATGCCATGCTTAAAGGCTGTATGGTAGCATAAGTTGATACGATAGCACTTGCAATCCCTAGTAAAATAAATATTGTTGCTATTGCTTTCCTCATTTTAATATTTCCCCTTTCTTTTTCTTTCCTCAAGACCGCCGATTATGATTCCAATTGCGACGACCACTCCATATTCTATGCATGTTTTTGTAAGGCCTGTCACGCCTTCAATTGCGCTTATTACACACTCATACATCAATACCACTCCTTACTGATTTTATAAAACCTGTTCATCTGTTTAAGTTCTATAATATATTTTTTGTCCAAAAGCTCATTAAATCTTCGCTGTATCGTGTCTTTGCTAACATTAAAATAATCAGCTATTACCTTACTGCTTTCTCTTTTATAAATTCCTTCTTCCGACTTTTCATATAGATAAGCTAATAAAATTTTAAGCTGGCTTTCCTTGCCTAATTCTTTAAAATTATTCTTGTTACCATCGCCAAAAACACCGTTTATGCATGTTTCTATTTTTGCGGCGTCGAACTGCTCAAAGTGCCTAATAACTTCGATACTCGCTCCTTTTATCTGCGGTATCGGCGGTAAAATTTCAGTTTCAACGCTTTTATCTATTTTCTTAGTTTGCTTGTTTTTCAAGCCTAATTTCTTCTTTATTTTCTTTAACCTCGATAATATTTTCATTTTTGGAGTACCCCTTTTCTAAAATTTTATATAAATTATCTGCTTCATCTGTTTCCCGATAACAGGCTTTTATTTTTATCGCTTCGCTTCCGGCAAATTCCGTTAAATATAGTTCACCACGCCGCAACTTCAACATTTTGTCTGCAATTTCTTTGCTAGGAGTCAGACATTGGCATTCGTCAAGTTCCATCATGCTATGCCCTAACCTCGAAAATCCAGAACGCCAAGCAATAGGATAATCGCATGCTTGAACTCTTTGGGTTGCTTGGATTGTGAACATTCCATATTTTCTACCCATCCGCAACAAGTCTTTCATTAGCGGGTCAATCTGGTCAAATTGCTCTTTTGTAAACTGAGTCATGAAGCCGCTTGCTTCATCTGCTGCAAGAATGATATATGGCAATTTATTCTCAGGGTTCTTTTTATTGTACTCATCTATGTTTATAACTTTTTCATGTTCAAACAAATCTCGTCTATAGCAGTAGATTTTATAAATTTCGTTCATCATCTCAAAAATTTTCTCAAATTTATAACCAGCAAACTTAACGTTGTTAAAGTCTTCATATTTGGGGAGACTCGAAACACAAAAGTCAATCATGTACCAAACAATAGTCGGGTTCCAATACATTAAGCTTTCAATTATTGCTTCAAGCGTGGTTGACTTTCCCATTCCAGTCCTGCCGCCTATTAAAAGATGCAGTGTCTTTGCCAAATCCTTAATTACAACTTTTTGAGTCGAATACTCAACTCCTAATACAAAAGGCAATCTTCCTTCAGGTCTTTCGGGGTTTCTTGCGATTATGTCATCTATCTTATAGGCTTTCTCAGCTTCGTTGCGGATATTAAAAATTGTTTTACCTTTATCGTTATCAATGCTTAAACTATTTTTTGCGAATTCCATTTTGTGCTCAATGTCTCTGCAAGCCTTTTCTAATTTAGCAGGATTAATTGAACACTTGAAAAAATGTCTTGTTTCAACTTCCGATTCGATTGTCTTATCGAACCACGCCCCAGCTCCCATATCTGCCAAAATTGCTTTTAGTCTTAATAAGCTTCGTGGAGTTTCATCCCTCCAAGTCATTTTTTGGTCAAGTTTGATTCCGTTGTTTTGCATGAAAGTTTTTACAATACCTTTTTGGACGAAATACCCAAGGAAAACAACACCTACATAGCATTCAATTCCGATATCCATTGTGATATACTTGTTGTGGGTTAGGTAGTACAACACCAACGGATTACCACAGACGGATGCTAGGTACATCCGTCTTTCAAATCCCGACTTCCACATTATTTTTAGCTCTTTTGGATGCAGACACTTAATCGAATTTACAGCAACAACTTTTACTGCTTCCCAAAACAAATTCTTTTCCTCTATTTCAGTTTTTGTCTTTATCATTCCATCACCCCTTCGGTATATGTATCTTTGATACTAACGCTTCAGCCACTTTCCAGACACTCGCGCCAAGACTGTCAAAAACTAAATTGTGATTTGCTGCATAAATTATAAATGCAGCGCATAACAGCCATGGTATAAACTTGCCCACTCTAAAATTTTTCCATAACTGCCTTGCTGCGGATATTAATATAACCGCGATTAAAATACCATAAATTAATGGCAATATTCCCTCTAACATCTAAAACCCTCCTTTGTCGACCTCAATTTCTATATAATCAACTTCTTTCGCGTGTCTAAATTCTGGCTGATTTGTTGCATGCGGTTCTGGCTGATTAATGTATTCTTTCGGCGGATTGACAATCCGCCGTCCTGTTGGCTGTGGCGAATACTTGATCGGATCTGATACAATTACGCGTTCTTTGACAACTGTTGTGCTGGCGGAAACTCTATGCTTCCCTAATAAATAAAAATATATAAGTGGCGATATCATTATCACCAAATGTATTTCAGGATTGTATTTGCCAAAGTTTATATTGCCGTATTTAGCATCTGCCGCGGATGCCAGCATCAACGTTAATGCCATTGGTGCATACCTTGGATACCATAATACTTTTATCAATCCAGGTATCGCATGTCTGCCATATCCAATTATGATCCATATTGCCTGTCGGCATATCCATGTGACTATGACAAACAATATAGTTAAAACACTACCCATTTCCATCACCCAACAACATCTTATTTTTTTTGCCTTCTATTGATTTAATATCTGCGTTCGCAAACACCTCATCAAATGTCCAATAAAATAAAAACGCACCAACTTGTATGCAATACCTTTTTCCGGGTTGCATGCATAATAAACGCCACCCCTTTCGGTTGCATACTTCAAGCACTTTTTCCTTACGCTCTTGTGCAGCTTGCCATCCACACCAATTAAATCCGATTACCATGTATTACTCCTCCTTTCAAATTCATACACTGTACGTTTTACACCATTTATAAAAGTTTCTTCCTTCACTCCGCGCTCGCGTGTTATAAATTCTTTGTCGCAATTCCATCCGGACTGTTCGTTGTAGTCCGGTTGATTATTAAGATACTCATAATCTTTGTCATAATCTGGCGGCGACGGCAATGCGCGTGTATCTTTTGTACTATTTTTAAACTTGTTGATTATTGCAAAATACCCAGCGAATACGCCGACCGGAACAATTAATTCAAGCATTCCCATACTGCAAACTTTTGAAAACTTAGCAGCTGCCATTAGCAATTCATGCGACAAAACCGCTAAGCCGGCCGGAAATATATACTTTACCAGGGATATTTTTTTAATTATCATTTGTGCTCTACGCTCCTTTCGGCTATAATTTAAGTCGTAATCTTATAGCTCATTTATTTTTTATCCTGCGATAATGTCGATCGCGGGATATTCTATTCTTGTCTTTCTTTTTCTTTTTCTTTTTCTATCTCTGACCGAATTAGTTTTTCAATTATTGCGTTTTGGCTACATCTTAGCTCATAAGCACGCTTTCTGAGCCATTCAAATTCATCTTGCTCAAGTCTAAATGCTGTTTGTTTTTTCACCTCGACCCTCCTTTAATGTATAACATAATAGTATGATAACATAATAGCGTACAAATGTACATTACAATTTTGGCACAAAAAAAAGATCCTTGAAAAAGGATCTGCTGCATAGGTATTATTGCGTTACAATCTAATTACACAATTATATCATATAACAGCGCAATTATGGTATAATATTCAAAAACAACAATAATAAAAAGGACATAATCTTTATGAAGCTTATAAAAATATTAATAATATGCGCATTAATAACTGTAATAATTTTTATAGTTATTCAAATTATCGAAATCCAAAAATCCAATAGTCAAAAAGTATTAAATCCACCGTTTAACATTTCGCGGCCTAAGTAAGTTTACCGACTATGGTCGCGATTGTTGCCGCCAGCGTGGTTATAATGCTTCCGACTGCTACAATTTTTTTAAGGCTTATATCTTCTTTTGTTGTTGACGATACTGGACATGACGTTCTGCTCGCATTACACATTTCCTTTGTGACCGTTACTTCTGTTAGTTTATCAATTTTACGTTCTATATCCTTGTTGCTTTCTCTGACAACTTCAATTTTGTCAATTATTAGTTTTTCCACATCTGTCACGTTGACTCCTCCAGTTTTAATTTATAATAGCATATAAAAATAGACAAACGTATAGCCGGTTAAAAATTTTTAACCGGCTCGCCAATACAGAAACACAGAATCTATAAAAATACTTTTAAGGAGTAGATATGAAAGCTTAGTATATGCAAATTATATCATAGTTTTTTATATAACAAAAGACCCGATCGAAATCAGGTCTTTTGTTTTTCGCAATTTTAAACATTATTTTTAGGGCATGTAGATTGTATCACTCGTGATTGCTCTAGTAAAGTAAAATTATCTAATCGTTCCATATCATCGGATATATCGATATCATAGCAATATTCGCGAAATGAAGTAAATCCGTAATTACCTGGAAACTTTAGCCAGTCTTGATAATAATCGGCTACGCTTCCCATGCCAATCATGCTACCTGAGCATATGCCACAACCTTGTGCGCATACACAATATTCTAATTTCTTATCAATTTCATTAATTATAACTTTACTCATAACATCCTCCTTATACGCGGTTTTACTGGATTACCGCGAACCAAATTTTATACTACCCTAACAAATAAGTTATTGCGTCGGCTGCAACCTCGCAGTAACCAGAATTGTATAAACTTATAATCCTATTTTCATCGATTTCATTTATCTTATTCTGTATCAATGACTTAATTATATTTTCAACAATTTTTTTGTCAGATGCAGGTTTTCCGCCTAACCGCTCTTTGACAATTTCAAGCGTCTTGCTGCCTTTTAATGCAGGCAATATGTTTTCAAACTTTACATTTAACCAACTTGCTGTTATTTCACTAACATATTCTGACTTTACTTCTTTTTCTAACCTTTGCTTTCTTTGCTCTTTTGTTTCCATATTATTTATTTTGCCATACAATGCTTTAAGCTCCATTCCGAACTGACATCTATAATTTACCTCTGAATATACTTTTTTAACTTCCTTTGTGTTTTGGTGTGCCAGCTTAAACATTTTGCGCCTAGTCATTGTTGACTCCTCCTTAAAAATAATTAACTACTATATACATATTACCATAAATATTGTTTTATTGCAAGTAATATTTGCAATAAATTAATAAATAAAAAAAGAGCCGTTTCCGACTCTGCAAATCATTACTTACCTTTGCGCTTACGAGTGCTGCACATCTGCGCTTCATGAGCATACTTTGTTATATATGACAGCGCCGGCGGCATTCCAGCAGTATTGCATCGACCACCGCCACCATAGGATTCCGCTATTTTTGATACATCAAAGTCTCCGATACTTCGCAAGCTAGTACCAGTGCCATAATATACAGCTGCATAATCACATTCAAACTGATTGCACATTGCATTTCCAAGTTCGCTAGTAGTCGCAAAGTCAGAACTAACGACAAATGCGCATTTATTTTCAAATTCATCGGTTATAACCTTGGCCTCTTCAAGTTTTGATTTAATATAATTATCATTTTTTATTTTAAAATATTTCAATAAATCCTTATGCTCTGATATTATATCAAATTTATCTCCTGCTGCTATTGCGTAATGGACTATGTCAGTATAAACAATTGCGAACTCGTCAATTCCTATGATTCCAAGGACGTCATGTAAATCCTTAGATAGCTGTGAATTTGGTAACTTAGTCCATTCCCAGGTGTCATATCTTCTAACAGCTTCAACAAATTGATCAAGTACATCCGAGCTGTCAATAAGCATATGAGCACAAAGTTTTTCATAAAACAAGTTGCATCCAGATTGTAGCCTACCATCGTATTCAATAGATACAAATGCCCATTCATACTTATTTAACCACTCAGCTGTTGAGTGATGGTCTAGTAGATATACTGGCTTACTGCATGATTTAATAGCATCTGCGACATCTCCGTTGACTGAGATGTCGGTTATAAAGATTATGTCAAATGCTTCTAGAGCTGGACTTTCCAAAAATTCATTTACTTTATTATTGATATTGTCATAATCGCAATATTCAACGCAAGCATCTTCAAGCGATGCCTTTGCAACGATGGCGCATCCAACACCGTCTAAATCTGTATGCGTAAATAATTTAATTTTCATAATTTTCATTCTCCTTTAAAATTTAAGTTAATTTATTATTATTTAACTACTCTTGCCTCATATGCCTTATATACAAATTGTCGACTGCCTTAACCAACACGTCAACATAAGTTAAATTAGTTTCACGCTTCAACCTATTTAACTTCTCGACCGTTCCCTGGTAAAAAGAATATGATACCTTACCCGAGCCAGAATAAGCATTGACATACTTATCAACGCTTAACTTTCCTGACATATGCAATTCAAGCAAATCGTCAATTGCCTCACTTACTATATCTGACTTAAATGCATTCAATTTCCATCGCAATTCATTTAACTTTGACCTTGTGTCTTCCGGAAGCGAATACGTAATAACTTTCTTATCTTTCATGCTTACCATCTCCTCAAAAAAATATTGCGGTTTTTAGAGATTCCGCAAAACTCATTTAATTTAAATTTTAATTTATGTTTTCGTCACATTTTGACATGCGTTTATCAACATCAGATACAATACTCCTGACAAAATCAAATAGTTCAAGCACTTCAAGTATTGACAATCCAAACTCACGCATAATGTCATTAAGACAATTACACAGTTTCGGCTTAGCTTTGTTCATCTTTATACATTTCTCTTTTTGCTCATATTCGCATTTCTCGCATTCGTCATTACATTTTTCTATTATTTTTATTCTGCTTGTTTTTTTATTTTATACTATTGCCAAATTCATACAGCCTACAATTTGTCCTGCGTCATTGCGGACAATCGCACCTGGTATATACAGATCTTTTCTACCTAACACTTTACCTGCTTGTGCAACGGGTAAGCTTGCTATATATGCTACGCCGTGAGTTTCGCTTGGCAATCCATCAATACCGACAAACTTCTTCGTAATTAACTCAATTCCGTCCACCATGCCAACAATTTCGATTTGTTCCGGACATCTTACGCATATGTTAGTTTTTTCAATTGTTCTGATACATGTTCCATTTTTGTCGCATATATTTATGTTGCGTGGTGTTGCATTGATTAATTTACTCATAACATCCTCCTTATACGCGGTTTTACTGGATTACCGCGAACCAAATTTTATACTACTTCTGCTCCTTAAACTTTAAAAACGCATCAAGCGTTTCAAACACACAACCATTGTCGTCAATGCAGGTTGCCATACCACTGCTGACCAAAATTACAGTAACCATCTTTACTTCTTGCTCAAACGCAAACCTAGCTCTTTTACACATGCATATCACTCCCTTAAAAATAATTAACTACTATACACATCTTACCATAAAACAATATTTATTGCAAGCAATATATAAAAATAGATCATATTATTTTAAATACGATCTATTTTTAATAAAACGACTCATGCGTGAGCCTCGCGTGAGTATTGCGCCAAAACAATAGATGATAAGCAAGTTGCTTACATATATTACAAAAAATTATAACACACTACCTAGCAATCGCCAAACAGCAGGTGGAACAATGGAGTTAAAATGATGCCCAGGTAAAGAATAAATAGTTTTCGCATTTTGTTTACCTCCTCACAAAGTATTCACCCAGCACACTGTCCACAAAATCAATCAGTACCCTGTCAAACACAAAGCGTCTAACTCTCTTCCAATCTGCAACGATTGACATAAACTTGTATTTATTGTTCTCCTCTAGCGTGTATATGCATAATTGATTTACTACATTGTTCGTTATGCGTATAGCTTTTACAACTCCTGAATTAGTGTAAATAAATGTATCACTCATGATTTTTACTCCTTTGCTTTGATTCGAATTTATAAACAACTACATCCTGCAAATTTTCTAACGCTTCAAATGGAATTGCGAAAAAATTTGCCCTTGCAGGAGGTTTGTTATGTCTTAAAAATTTATGCATATCATCCATATTGTATTTAGACATTAGCCTAGTTCTTAACTTAGCAACATTTAAAATCCAAAATTTATCATATCCAGATTCATTTTTATTTGCATATCCGAAAAAATATAATTGAGCTGCCAGTTTGAACCACTCACCTTCTTCTTTTGTTCTAGGATCGTTATAGTATTCAAATGTAAACTGATTAAAACGTTGCTTTGTATATCTAAGCGTTTTTTCTTGAAAAGTCAACACGCTTCCATTGAAAAATGTTAAATGAGTATCTATGCTCAATTCTATATCCATAAATAATAATTTTTTATCATCTTGATTCTCTCTATTTGACCGATAAATCTTACTTAATTTGTCGCCAAAAACTTCCCTGTATATTTGGTCAATATGCTTAGTCATTTTCTCCTCAAAGTTTTTCTCAATCCACATTATTAACCCTGCCCTTGATTATATCTATATATTTTTGTTCTTTCTCGATCAAAATACACTTCCTGCTTAACTCCTTACACACAATACCAGTTGTGCCACTGCCAGCAAAGCAGTCTAAAACTAAGTCATTTTCCACGCTTCCGGTTTCGATTATCCTGCGGTACAACTCTTGTGGTTTTTGCGTTGGATGGAATTTACCTTCTTTAAAATTGCTTTGAGGTATGGCAATTTCCCACACATTAGATTGTATTTCTCCGTACTCGGTAAAATTTAAGTTTTCGGCATTTTTGCCATAAAGATATATTATAGGCTCAAAAGTTAGGCGATATCCTTTTCTATTGAACTTTTGATTATTATTTTTTTTAACCCAAATTATTTGTCCATAAAAGTTAAAATCATAAAAATTATGCTTTAAAAATATATTATACAAATCAAACACATAGTCATGAGCAAAACTTATATACATCCTGCCTGTGTCCTTAATTTTAGGCATGACTGCATTCAACCATTTTTCGGTAAAACCTAAGAAATCATGTTTACTATCAAATACATCCCATGATTCACTTAAAACATAATATGGAGGATCGGTGCAAAGCAAATCAACTGAATTATCTTCTACTTGATTAATCAATGAAAAAATATCTCCCTCTAATAATCTTATGTTTGTCGGCAATCTCTTAGTTGCTGAAACTTTTACTTTCTCCTCAACTTCTTTCTTGCGTTCTGCTTTTTTGATGTCCTGATACGCCTTGTTAACCGTTATATCATTGTTCTTTAATTTTTTCTTAATCTCAATAGGTGCGTTTTCCTCTATATGTTTTACCTTACTTAGTGTGTCATGCGAAACATTAAATGTTTTAGCAGCTTGTTTTTGGCTGTCAACTCTGTCTTCACATTTCACAGACGTCTGTGAAATGTCTGTTCTAGCTCCTTGGTTTTCCTTACCCTTGACTTTCAATATATCCTGTAATTTTAGCGCCAACAGCCCTTTATCATATGTGCTTAAGTTTCTCCTACCTGCTTGATTATTTATCATCCAAACGACAACATCGCTCCTGTCGTTAAAACTTAATTCCTTTGTATCAAATTTCAATCCATGCCTTTGAGCTATTTCATACCTATTATGCCCGTCGATAATCAAACCATGCCAAGTTTTTATACTATCCTGGACTCCATTTTCAAGTATATTTTTTTCAAGCTGCCCAAACTCGTCACTGGTCAGTGTAGGTATTAAGTTTTTTAGTTCATTGTCTATTTTAAGTTTCATTACTTGAACCACCTTTCTGGATTATATAATTTTCTATAAGCTTTACTACTACTGCCGACATTGGTCTGCCGTCACAAGCTTCAACAAATTTTTGCTTTAACTCTGCCGAAATAAATACTCTAATACTTTCGTCTTTTTTCATGCATATCAATCCTTTCATATATATTACTATATACAATTATACACTATAATGCACTTAAACACAATGACCATGCAACACAGCACAGTTTTAACATGGTCGAAATCGACCAGTTTAATCCACATTATTCACAATGTTATCCACATGATTTGATTTTTTTATATAATTTTTCATAGCTATTTCAAAAGCTTTGTAATGCCTACTGTTACTTTCGTAGTTATTTTTTAGATTTACAACCCAAAGTCTATATCTAACTACTTCGTTTATCATATCAATAAATGCATAATAAGCTTTTATTTGAAAAGTCATTGCGTTAACTTCGTCTTGAAAATTATCAATTACAGGATATAGACAATGTCCTATTTCATGCAATACAACTTCGATAAACGATATTACATGCAAGTGATAAGGTTTTACTAGTACAATATTGTATTCTGGATACCGAATTCCCGTGGCATCATCTACATTAACCACATTATCAAAACTTTTTTGTTCAAGTATGATCAGACTAGTTATCTCACGGACTGACCTTCCAACAACATTTATGCATATTTTATCAACTATGCCCCTTACAACATTGCAATCTTTAAGTGAGTAGTTACCATTGTTTATAAAATTAACTTCAAATTGTGTTAATACTTGATTTGTTTTTGTCATAATTATCAATACCTCCGTTTTGTTTGATATATACATATTACCATAAATATTGTTTTATTGCAAGTAATATGTATTCCGCTATTATCAGTCAGGCAAACATGTTCTAAAACTTATTTACTTGCGTTTTAAGGTACGTTATTTTTTACATAGCACATGACAAGCAAAACTATATAATGTCGCTAGAAATTGACGTGAGTGCTTAACACGTGCATTGTATTAGCAAGCAAAGCAAAATTAGATACTATATGAAAAATCAAGGTAACTTGCTGGTAACTTGCTGGTAACTTGCTACTGTTGTTTTTGTTAAACACCATAACTACAAACGCATATTTGCATTTGTAGCGGTTTTAGTTTGTAGATAGGTAAACACTAGCAAAAGTAATTTTAGTTCGTTGTGGCTTAAGTATGTGCGATTTAGATATGTTGCGCGGTTAAGTTAAGGATATTTTATCCCTGGTAAAGCAAAACCTGTATTGCAAAAGTGCAAGCTGCCGTGTATTAATTTTAATACATGATTGCTTTTACCTACAGCCGCAGTACCTTGATCGCAATTGGAATGTCTAGTAAGTAAAGTTTTGTGCTGTTACTTTAAATTAGTAAGATATATTTTTACTTTACTAGGGATCTTTTGATTTTGATTTAAATATCTAAAGGTACTGTCTCGGAAAATCGTAATGCACCACTGCTTTTGTCTTTATATTTGTCCAATATAGTGCCTTATATTACAATTGGAAAAAAGTCCCACGCACTATCTCGGAAAATCGTATATATAATAGCAATTTTCCGAGATAGTGCGTGGGACTAAATGGTAATAAACGTTATAAAGTGTTTTGATTTAAAAAACGTCATGTGCCATACTTCGGAAAAGAATAAAGTGCCATTATGATTTTCCTTACAAATGTCCAAAAAATGCCCAAAACACAAAATTGGAAAAATTTAACGTGCCATACTTCGGAAAATCGTATATATAATAGCAATTTTCCGAAGTATGGCACGTTAAATAATGGTAAAATATATTACAATATGTTTAGTTTGTTATCAATCTTGTTAATGTTTTTCTTTTTAAGTCTCATAAATTGTCTCTTTGAAATACCAAAGTCATTTGCCAACATTGGTATTATGTCCTTGTCGGTATTAAATCTTAGTCGATATCTACAATATGCACATATTATTTCATTTTCATCATACTTTTTTCGCTTGTCTTCCTTGAATAAATTTTCATTATCATAAGTATACACCTCCACTTCTTCGCATAAATTGTGTTTGCAATGCCTGTCTTTAATATGCTTTAAAATCGATCTAGTAACATCTATCCTGTCTTCTTTGTTTTTTGCTTCCTTGACATTGATTACATTTGTGTTTACTCCGTATTTTTGCAAATATCCACTTAAATAACCTGAGAGTTCCGCTTCTTCTTCGAGATCTAAAAATAAAACAATAGCCTTATATTTACAGTCACCTCTTAATATCCTTAGTGCTGACTGTGTTATATTTTTTTTCATAGATTCCATATAGTCTATTATTTTTATATCTTCATCTACTGTCGGAATTATGCGCTCAACTATATCGATCTTTATATGGCAATCTTGAAAAACTGCAATATGATCAGAAAAGTTTGTACCTTGTGTTTGATTTCCTTTCTGATAAACGTATGTAACGTTCTTATCGCTTCGATTAATTTCACTTGCTTCTCGACCAGTGTCAATTATTATATCTGCTATAACTGGATTTACGTTGCTATATGAGTTATTTTCTTTATTGTCCTTTGCGAACTCTTGCACAACTTCTTTCTTGTTTGCTATAAAAAGTGTCTGCATTTCAATTTCGTCTTTTAACAGCTGAAAGAACAGTTCCATGTCAGTGTCGCAGCTTGCCTTGTTTGGAATGACAAATATATCCATATTTTTAATTTTACAAGGAGTTTGAAATTGTCGATCTGTTTTTAGTTCGTATCCTAACGTTTCAAGTAGTCCTGGTGTAGCTGTAACATAATAGTTTTTTGCATCGTTAAAATCAAATTGCTTTTTTCGCACAATCATCCTAGTAAAATATAGTTTTTTGCCTTCAGTTGAAAGTGTGTTGTAATAGTTTATCCATTGTTTTTTTGTCAAGTATTTCTTTGCAAAATCTATAACATCTTCTCTTGTATCTAACACTTCGATAGTTTCGCAATACTTATCGCACACTTCTATTTTTTGAGTTATTAAAATTATTGAATCATTTATTTTCAAGAATTTAGACGTTATGCCTTCATCTTGAAATACATCTGTGTTTATTTTGCACCTTACAATTTCATCAAATCTCCTGAAGTAGTAATTATCTGCAACTTTTTTTCCACGTTTATTGCAGTAAGATATTTTTTTATCTGATATCTCTATTAAGTTATTTAATATAAGTGTTTTAAAGTCATATTTTCCGCCGATACTATGGCTAAAATATTTTATGCCTTCCGAGTTATTCTCCAGCTTTTTATTAAATGATTCATATGGAAGCTTGTAGTAATAGTCGCTATCAAAGTCGTCTTCTGCACATTCTTTGTTGTATTGCTCAACATATGCTTTATGGCAATACCTAAACGCATGATCTGCCATATATATTTGATTCCTGTTTTGGTCTACAAGATTTTTGCCAATATAAAAGTTTACACCAACAACTTCGAGCCCCATTTTGTGAAACTGATCAAATTCGTCGAAGACGCAAATTAGATTTTTGCCATTTTCTTTTAGATAATCTTGTATTTTATAACAATTATTGTTATAATTGTTATCATGACCATGTGGAAAGAAATAAGCATGATTTGTTATAATTACTTTTGCGTTCTCAAGATCGTCAACTTTAAGCGGATTGTGTGTGTTGAGAATAGTAATTCCAAACTTCTTTAACAAAGTGGAATTATTTTTTTCAAACTTAAGTATGTTGTCGACCAAATCCAGATCTTCAAAATCTGTATAGATTTTTAAGCATTTACAAACTTCTTTTATTATCCCGTTTATCAATGCATTAGACATAGTAGATACCAGTAAAACGTCGCTGGTATCTTGATATATTTTTTCAACCGATATACGGCCGCAACTATGTGTTTTACCTGTTCCGATCGCTATTATGTTTACTTTGTTTTCTACAAATATGTCATTTAATTCTTTTGACATTGTAAACTTTATATTATTTTTTACCATGGCCTACTCCTTTTCAACTGTTTCTCCAGTTTCTTCGTCGATTTTTTCAACAATTATTTTCCCATTAACAATTTTTGCATCAACAAAATTACCTATCTCCATCATCTCTTTAACTTCTTTGTTAATCAACATGTAAAAACATCCATTGAGCTCCCGTAATTTAATCTTCACAATATTAAACCTCCTTTATTAAAATATATACTTGACTATATAGTACATTATACATTATAATAGAATGAGAGTCAAGATATACAAAATCATATGAAAACGGGAGGCGTTGTTATGACTAGCAAATCAGCGAAAAATACAACAAAAATAAATGTGGAAATAATTGAAGAGTTTTTTAATAGGGACGATTACAGTTGTTATAGTGCAATAATGGACGGTAAGAAAATAACTGTAAATGCTACAGGTTTTGAGTTAAGACCCGGCAAAACAACTTTAGTCGGAACAATGAAAACATATAGAGGTAATCCAAGCTTTAAATGCGACTATGAAGAGTTTGACAGCACTTCATACGACAGCAAATATAATCTTCTATGTTCAATCAAAGGAATCAAAGATGCTACGGCAAGAAAAATACTTGATGGCATTCCGGACGCAGATCTTGAAATATTCTACAGTAAAGATGCTCCACAAATAAAAGGAGTTGGCAAATCTACAATAGCTAAAATCCACGAAGGACTAAACTTTTTACGCGATAATCAAACATTAAAAACACTTATTTCTTTACTTGGGAATGGTTTAAGCATAAAAAGGATTCACAAATTAAACATGTTATTGAAAGACAAGGACATTGCGGTTGAGGAGTTCAAACAAGATCCGTACTCAATTTTAATAGACGATATCGGAATGTCCTTTAAAAGGGTCGATTTTTTAGCACAAGAAAAACTAAAATGTTCTAAAAATCTTAGATCTAGATTATTGTTTCTATCTGAGCAAATCGTAAAAATAATAACTGGCTTCGGCGATACATACACCGAAATCGATACATTTAAGGAAAAATTAGATTCTTACAATTTGCAATATAATAACTTGAACGATTTGATTAATTGTGACGATTCTAAAGTTGTCAACAATAATGGTAAAATCCAAACCAAACTCATGTCCGAAGCTGAAAGTAAGATACCTGAACTATTAAACGAAATGATTAACAACGACTCTGTTACAAGCTACGAATTGTCGAACGTGGACGCACTCATATGCGAATATGAATCCAACAACAATATTGTGTTGCATGATACACAAAAACAAGCTGTCAAATCTGCAATCAAAAACAACGTAAATATGATTTGCGGCGGAGCCGGAACAGGCAAAAGCACAATAATAAAATGCATTATATTTGTACTTAAAAGGTTAAACTACGCTGCATTGTGTACGGCACCGACCGGAAAAGCAAGTAGAAGAGTAAGCGAAGTTACTCAAGAAAATGCATATACATGTCACAGATTTTACTTTGCAGAAGAGGATAAGGAGAATGCTCCAGAGTGGCATAACTACAAAAACAACATATTGATAATTGATGAGTTCAGCATGGTTGATAATATATTGTTTTACAAAGCATTGAAAAGCATGGCTGAATCCAAAACAAATTTTACAAAATTACTTATGGTCGGTGATCCAGGTCAGCTGGCAAGTGTCGGAGCTGGAAATGTTATGGCGGATTTAATTGAATCCAAAAAGATTAACGTGATTGAATTAACTCACACATTCCGGCAGGCAGAAGGAAGCAAGATAATTGAAATATCTAAACTTGTAAGGAAAAATGAAACTTTCGACTTAATAAAAGCAAAAGATTTTTTTGCAACTATCCAACCCAATCCAGCTGATTATATTTTAAGGTGTTGGATAGCCAAACATGATAAAGCAACAAATCTTGACGATCTATATAACGACTTCCAAATCTGCACATCAAGCCGAAAACGCTGCAATGAAATCAATGCTGCAATAAGAACTGAAATGGGAAATCGGAAAATTTTAATAGGCGAAAAAGATACAGGATTTTCATTAAACGATAAGGTTATGAACACTAAAAATGACTACAACAACGATATTTATAACGGTGAGTTCGGAAGAATATCTTCGTGTACATATACGTTCGGCGGTATGACTTATGATATAAAAACAAATGAAGAACTAAAAGAGTATTATGACAATAAAATATTTGGAAAAGATTTTAGATTTACAGTATATTACGCTGGACTAAATAAGCACGTAACATACGATCTATCGTTTGATGAACTTGAAAACTTCCAGTTGTCGTATTGCTGTACTATACATAAACTGCAAGGCTCGGAATTTGAAACATGCCTTTGCGACATGTCTGAATTCAACATGATCACAGATGGAAGGCTATTGTATACAGCAATTACAAGAGCAAAAAAACAATTTGTACTTGTGTCTAGCAACAAAGAAACAATTGATAAAATAGTTAGAAATAGAATAAGTTCGCGTAGAAAAACATTGCTTGTCGAAAAAATGAATGCAATTTAATTTATATAAACCAAAAAACAACGAGTCAGCGGCTAAGGTCGCTGACTCAAGAAAGGAGTGTCAAATGACAACTAATATAAATAAATCAATTAAGAGGTGTATTACTAAATATCGAAATACTAAGCAACCAAGTTACTTAATCGCAATAAGTAACTTATGGCACAAAAGACGATTGTTGCAAGCCGGAGCAGGTTGCATAGACGTAACAAAAGCAGCTATAAGGGCATATGGCGCATGTATACCATTGACTTACTCGCTTGAGATGAAACACAAAGATAAGTATATGCTTAAAAAATTAAATGATATCAGAATTCTAGAACCAGCATTGAATAGCCCATTACAAAGCATTTTATGGAAAGGAGATTGTAATGCAAATTAATAAGCTCGCAGAATCCCAGAGAAAAAGCAAAATTATAAACCTCAAAGATTTCGTGCTGATAGTCGACAGTAAGGAAAAGGAAAACAGGCACATAGTCGATTTCCTTAACCTCAACGAAGTACAATACACCGTCCAGCATTTATCGTTTGGTGATTATTCTTTTCTTTACCAGGGTAAATCGTTTCAATCCTTAATCGCAATCGAACGAAAAAATTCGCTTGAGGAATTATCGGGAAATCTTTTTAAATGGCGCGAGCGATTCGAGAAGGAACACGAACGCGCGAAGTCCGCATATCGGTTTTACTGGTTGATTGAGCACGGCAGCATAACAGATATTTACAATGCTGCATACGAGGAGCACGCAAACAAGCACGGCGAACTTGTCAAGGCAAACGAAAACGCTTTTATCGGCAAGGTGTTGTCAATGCAGTCAAAGTATAATTTGCAGATTGATTTTGTATCAAAAGACTTAATCGGTCGGCACATTATGAACATATTTTTTTACTATCTACGAAATGTTTTGAAAGGAGCTGATTGTAGTGGTTCAAGTGTCAATGTTTAGCAAGCATGACAGCTATTAAAAATCAAAAAGGAGAATGAAAATGAATAAAAATATTAGAGATTTAGAAACAAAAATGGCGAAAGTTGCAGCCATAATATACGAAACACAACCTTCCAGAAGTCGCATAGGCGAGCGTAAAATTCCAATCGAGCTTAGGCTTGCATTTCTGAAAATGGCAGACGAAATAATGGAACAAGGAACACTGCAAGGCGTGTCACTTGTTAAATTTGTCGACGAGTATACAATCGCGTCACGACAGCAATGTTGTAAATTCTTTTTACAGGATGAAAAAGAACTTATAGAAAACTGGTGCGAATACGCTACAAAGTTTGTAATATGGCCTAATAAAAAGCGAGGTGATAAAGTTGGACGGTAAAACACACTTTGCGATTGGTAGTATAGTTGCAATCGGCATAAGTTTTATCGACGTAAACGTCGGCTTAATAGCTGGTTGCATGATTGGATCATTGGTACCTGACATAGACAGTCCGGAGTCAATAATTAATAGCAAATTTCCACCGATTGGATTCATATGGCGGAAAATGAACAAATATTCTTTCTACTTGGGTAAACACGCACATAACGGTTTAAAACATAGAGGATTTATATTGCATTCGGTATGGACCGTTGTTGCATTTTTAATACTGTCTATAATCACACAAAGCGGGTTATGCCTAAGTCTGGCAATAGGTGTTTTAAGTCATCACGCACTAGATATGATAACGCCTGCTGGTTTAAGGTGTTTATATCCAAAAAATATAAATTTTATAAAGTTTAAAAAATAACTTGTATTTGTTACTGTTATACTGTATGATAGTAACTGTAGTTAAATATTTAAGGAGGAGGTTTGGATTATGGATATCGGAAACGAAAGCGACAACAAGCATTTGTCTGAAAGCGAAGTAAAAAAAATTAATAGCCTTGCTAAAAACAAAAGCTTGGATACGCGGCAAGCAGAACAAAAAAACGCAGAAATGAAAAAAATACTAGGAAAGTAATTTTTAAATTATTTAGAAAGGCGGTGTAGATATGGGTGACATATTTTTAAGCGATGACGAGTTTATCGCAGCAGTAGAAGAAATTATCGCAAAAGAAGAAGTTGAAGGAAGTAAATAATAAGCTCGGCGGTGCTTTAAACCGCCAATTTTTTTATTTGGAGGTTTAAGATATGGCAAAAAATATAGATGCAGCAGATATAAAAGATAACGTATTCGCTGCGCAAATACTTGAACATTTTTGTATATTGCCTAATAAAGCTAAAAAATATAATTGTCTGTGGCATGATGACTCGACGAAATCTATGGCAATTATACCCAGAAACCCGCGGCTAGCGCACTGTTTTGGGTGTGGCAAGACAGCGGATGTGATTGGGATATATATGATTCTATCAGGAAAAAGCTTTAATGAATCACTGGTAGAAATGAATGATATTTTTATGCTTGGATCAATTCCAAATACGAAAAAATGTTACACAAAAAAAGACTTTGAATTTAGGCAACACGACAAAGAACTTGATCGTAAAATATTTTTAATATTATGCGATCTTGAAAAAGCATATGGTCGCAGGATATCAAGAGCTAGATATGCATCTGAGGTATTCGAGCTTTCGCGCGTCCAAAACAAAATATCATATGCACTAGATCTATTAACGGAGGTTGATTGAAAAATGGATATGGAATCAAAGATTGACTTTAAGTCACTAACTGAAGAATATCAACAAAATGTGGAAAGATATTTCCGCGGCTTGTTGAAAAGATTAAAGTCGGCAGATGCTTATTTTAATGTAAATGCATTTGCTATAAACGACAAAAAAATTACATTAGCGCACAACGAAATTTTAGAAGAATTACAAAAATGCGCTGACGCCATGTCGGTCGGAAAGGCACGAAAAATTACAGATGAAATATATTAAAGTGCCATATGGCACTTTTTTTATTCGTCCTTGACATAATTAAACTTTTTTAGCGCCTCAATCTCGCGTTCTTGCGACATTGGCTTTTTAACTTCTTCCTTGCTTTTTCCAACCCACGGATCGTTTTGATCTGCCCACTTATTAAAATCCATCCATACCTTGCCCATAATTCAATCGCTCCTTTTTTCATTATAGTACATTGTACAATATAGCAACATAAACTACAATTGCATTTGTTGCTACTTTAGCGTATAATAGTAACATAAACTAAAAAAACGAGGTGACAAAATGAACGAGGCATGGAATAAGATATACAAAGATAGAAAAAATAAAGAAATAAAATATACGCAACCGCTCCAGATGCGGTTTTGCGAAGAACAGTGGAGCGAAATAAGCAATTTAGTATCCGAATTGGAATTTAAAAGCAAGGCCGATTTTGTAAGAAAGTCGGTCGATAACTACATAAAATACTTAAAAAATAATTGATGACACTATTGTATTTGTTACTGTTATACTGTATAATAGTAACTGTAGTTAAATATTATTTTTGGAGGCGTTGAGTATGAAAATTATGAAGGCAAAGGAAGGACAATTAAATTTGCTTAGATCAATGATTGAGGACCTAGACACAGAATTTGATTATGGAAGCATGAAATTTACAAGGCTTGAAGATTTAAGCATCAAGCAAGCAAGCAATCTGATTTCGCTTAACAAGGATTTATATTACCTTTGTCTTGACGAAGGCCAGTGTACACCAAGACAATATAATGTTTTAAAGCATATTGCTGGCGATAGACTTAAAACACCGCGATATTTAATTGGACACATAGAAGCGCAAAACTTTATTAATAAATATAGAAAAATAGCAAATAAAAAATGTAAATAAAAATAAGGAGTGATACAAGATGAGCGAAGCACTATCGTTTAACAAACGTATTAGTTTATGTAAAAAAAAGGTTTTTGACGGCGTTACATCATCGGGTGAACTTGAGAAAATTGCAGGTTCAAGAGACAGCGGACATTATTCACTTGAAACAATTTACAGTTATCTTCATCCTGCATGTGTCGAAAATGATATAGATCTAGACGCTGTCATATGTGAAAAAAATGTAAATTGTATATGGACAGATTGTTTGGACGACTCAAAACCTCCCAAACTTATTGCGGTTGATTTTTCAGAACTTGTCAATTTAGGAAAGCTGCCCTTGATGCAAAACATGTATCAATCGTGGGGTGCAGGTGCTAGCTATAAACGAAGATATGCATTAACGGCAGTATTGGGGCTTCCGGCAACAGATAAGATCGACGGTGCTATGCCGCAAGATCCTCAAAATCCAAAGCCGCCGCAAAAGCCAGTCATGAGCGAACAGGAATCAAAAGACTTGTCTAAGTTGCAAAATATTTTGTATTTAGCAGCTGGAAAAGACAAAAAACAAATGGTTTTAATCCTAGAAGAAATGACGGCATTTGAGGGAAAAGACGGAAAACAGATAAAAGGATTAACGGACTTTGCAAAGTTAAAAGGCAAGCGACTTGAAGTAGCTTTAAAAAAAGCAATTGAGTTATTCAAGTTTGAAACTAAGCAAGTTGAACAAAAGGAAGGTGGCAAGAAATGAAAATAATAAGAAAATTTGAAAGAGAAATTGAGTGTGCCGGATGCGGCGCGCTCTTGCGCTATAACAGACAAGATATAAAAGTTTGGAAGGACGACAGTACCGGACTGATGCGATTATACATAAATTGCATCAGCTGTAAAAGCGAGTTAAGAGTACATATAGACGGTATTCCGAAGCTAATTTATGATGCGCGTTATAAGGAGTACGAAAAGCTGTTAAACAGTTTTAAATATACCTCGGAATTTGGATACATTCCAAGATCAGATCTTGAAAAAAAAGAAGCAGACAAAAAGGAACTTGAAAAGGAATTGTCTGCAAGTAGTAAATCCGATGCAATTGCAGAAAGTGAAAACAATAACTAAAAATTATCCCCGGTAAATAAAGTATTGTTAATATTCTATTTACCGGGGATAATTCTATCTAAACTATAAATGCTGAATACCCTTTACCTTTTAATTCCGTCATAAGTTTGTCAGCATTAGCCTTTTCTTTAAACGCGCCAACTTGCACATGGTATAACTTTCCACTGTTTACGTTTTGAACTGGAATATAATTTATTCCAAAATACTTACATACTCCTTGACAGTGCTCTTCCGCAACTTCTTTTTGAAATGCAACGTTGGTCATCAACGCAGCTTCGAAACGATTGCTCATAAATCCATTTTCACTAAGTACGGCCTCCATTTTTGTTTCACGCAGAACGTGAAAGTCAGCCGTCAACACGCCTCTATCTTTTTGTTTAGTGCCTTGTATTAAACAGTCATGCACGCATCTTGCCAACCTATCGCTTGTGCCTGGATAATGATAAACGCTCAATCCGGATACGTCATCATTCCAGTTGTCAGATATTGCATCGTAGTGTATGCTTATAAAAATTATACGCTTAAGATCTGCATCGTTTTTAATTAAACTATTAGCCGAATTTGTCCTATCTTGCAAACTATTGTCAGTTCTATCAGGGGACACGTCGTAACATCCGATTCCATGTCGCTTCAATGCATCAAACATGTAGTATTTAACCGGACTGTTAAATTCATTTTCCTTGAGCCCACTCGGTGTGCGCTTTCCGCTTGACTCGAGCCCATGTCCATCGTCCCCACAAACTATATACTTTGTATTGTAATTTCCGCTATAAAAACACCCCATGCATATCACTCCTAAATTTTTAATATATTATATCATAAAATAATTTGATTAAATTGCATTTAAAGCATTGACTTTTAATGCAAAAAGTAGTATTATATAAATATAGTAAATATTAAATTTTTTTGGAGGCGATAGCATGAAATCAACAATAATGAAGGAAGCGCACATTTTAGCAAGAAAGTCAATGATGGCTGGAAATAACTATATCGTAAATTTAAGCGAAGGCTTAAAGCTAGCACACGCAAACAATAAAATATACACAGTTAACTTTAAAACTGCAAGAGGCGCAGACATCAAAATTGAATACAGGAAAGAAATATATTACATAGATACAATTTTAGGACAAAACATAGTTGAGTATAAAGACAACGTAAAACTTGTTGCTCTATATGTAAATGGTAAAAAATATACAAATATATTTAATACTAAAATCAAAGGCATTGAATGTATACAATTTGGTAAACAGGGCAACCAGCCACTTGTTGTAGACATAACAAAAGCTTACAGCGAAATTTATGGCGAATATAACGCAAAGATTGAAAAAGCTGTAAAGAAAGAAATTGAAGCAATGGAAAAGTATGAAGCAAGTAAATCAAAAGTATACGCGGCTATGAACTGCGATTACTAAAATAAAAAAAAGGAGATGGCAAAATGAGCAACAAGTATCAAGTAAGTGTGTACGGTGATGACGACAAGGTAATAGCAAGAGTGCAGTATAACTCAATTTTAGATTTTTGGGATGGCCACAATTGGACATGTGGAAGCGGCGCAGGCCATCACAAAGGTATAACAAAATTAAAAGACGGTCGATATGTGATAATCAACGGCACCGACTGGCAAGGAGAAAGAGATAAGGCGCATGTAATCAGCAAAGAACAAGCGTTGCAAGAAATATTAAAAAGCAATCACGTTGAGTTGCTGAAAACCAAGAAGTTTAAAGAGCTTAAAGAGCTTTACAAAACCACGAATCAAGAAGAGTTGTAAAAACATTAAAATAAGGCACGTATTAAAAGTGCCTTATTTTGCTAACTACAAATCCGCAAAATGCTACAAAAAACAAAAATGCGATATACATCTCAAGCAATGTCTTTTTGCAATACACGTAAAACATTATATATATACTACATATTATCGTAATAAATATTATTACCATAATTTTGTTATCTTTACGTAAGATCCACCTTTTAGCGTTATAGCATTGCCATTACTTGTGTTTTGTGCCCATTGCAATTTACATGTGCCTGTTATGTTTCCAACGTTTACAATGTGTTTTTCAATTATAGCTGTACTCCATGATGCGCCTTGCACGCCATATACAAAAGGTGTTGTAGGATATACACCCAGCGGCAACGCGGATATATTTGTACTCGCCGATGCCTGAGACGATGTCGAATCTACACCCCCACCTATGCCAGCTCGTATACTGCTTATATTGCCTAATTTCCAACTGCTTCCGCCGCCTAATACCCACAATGTCTTTATGTCGGGAGTCGCCGACCCCGAAGTTGCGTATAGTACCGCCTCGATTTCATATACTCCATTTCGTTCCAACGTAAAATTAAACTCATTGTCGTCCTGCAAAGCCGTGCTACTCGTTACACTTTCGTCTGCCTGCTTAAAAATTAAACGCGGATATCGTTGTATCTCTTGTATATTAGATTGCGTATGAGTTATTTTTAAGTCAGCCAAAAAACCATAATTGGTCGCAGTTTCGCGCGCCATCAAATAAAAATATCCAGCATTTGTAATTATGGTTTCACTTTCCAAGGCAATCGTTGGTTGATTGCCAAATCTAAATATAACCCTTGCCTGTGTTCCATTTTTTTCAAATTTTATGTTAACTTTTGTACCTTTTGTCAGTGTGCTTGCCAATGCCTGTGATTCCGTTGTCGTTCCTGTTGACTCCTCCAGCACCATATATGCCGTGCCTGAGCTTATATATACTTCAATGTAATTGCTTGCATCATAATACCATCTTATTTTTGATATTTCGCCCTGCTGTGTGCAATACCAAGTCGAATCACAAATAAAATTTAAATAGGTTTTGTATAGTCGCAATGATATATCGCTATCTATTCCAAAGTTATCCACAACTGATATTCCCGAACATCCAAATTTAGGATCGAAATATAGCTTTGTAAGCTCATATGGAGATAGGTAATCATTTACCCATGTATCCGCGTTTTTGATTGCAAAACATCCGCACCATCCGGAACCGTCTGGATCGTCTCGATACATTCCTAAAAAATCGAAGGTTATATATGCGTTTTGCGACGATGCATAGGAGTACCATTCACATCGTATGTAAGTTATGCTTGACCATGCTGGCGGCGTGCCTGACTCCGAAAATGCCGACTTGTGCACAGCCACCGAATTCCAGCCGGTCGCAAGTCCGGACAGTACATAATAATAATTGTCGCTATTATCAGTGCCTAGCTTAAATTGACACGCTTGAACTTTTGCTATGTTTGATATATACAACGTCAAATGTATAACATCCGCTGTCGTGGATGCATCAATTCCGTTTTGAAACTTTGTTAAATCAATCGCGGTTATGGTTCTATACATACTTACATAGCCTGCTGTATTGTCAGGCTCTAATACTTTTATGCTTGAATAGCTTGTTTGGTAATTAGATGTATCCGCCGATACTGTAGAATTTTCGGCTGTCCAATTACTCGCGTCGTCCATCAAGCTTATTTGTTTATAATTTCTAGCTAGCCAATAATCTTTCATATAGTTAAAATCAAATTGCTGACTATAAGCTAACTCTGTATCAATTGCTGACAACATGTCTTCGTTTTTGTTTAAATTTATTGCATTTATAGCCGGACTTGTGCCATTTACAAAAGTTGTCTTTGAAAAATCACCAAATTTGCTCATTGATTCACCCCCTTGTTAATCTGTCTATTCGCTGTACTACTATTTGTTCCGCATCGATTTTTTCGTAACTCCACAGCGCATGACTTAGCAAATTGCCCCAGTCCTTAAATAATCCATCTTCCCAGTCATACGCATATCGACCGCCGTAAATTCCAATCTCTTCAATCTGTCCCGAAAATTCGTTGTCAGCCATATAAAACTCTGTCGTCAACTCACCCGTATCAGTTATTATTTGCGATGTCATTGGGAATCTGTAAACTTCATTGCCCAATTTTGTATCAGATGACGCAGGAGTTGTATTGCTATCTCCTATTGCTAATTGTCTTATATCTATACCGTTTTGATATGTACTGCTGTTTAATCCTTTTAGTGCGACTATAAGACTGTTTAACATGCGATCTGTTAAAATATTTTCAACTTCATCAAATTGTTTCATTTTCTTTGTACCAGGGTCAATGCGATAAAATTTATAAATTCCATTGTACTTAACTTTTTCAACATGTTTCAAGTTAATCATCCTTTATTAGCTATAATTTATGTTCAAATAAGGTATATAAATTCCTTCACTGCTACTGTATTCGCCATAATAAGTGTCATTATTCGCGCTTGTTATATATATACCTGTATAATCTCCGCCATCCGCTACAGCCTGAACAAGTGTTTTTAAATTAATCGTTTGCCATCCGGTGTCAACTTTTGCATTTGCATTGTAGTACTCCGTGCTATCTACAGCAGGCAAAGTATTATACGTTACTGTACTTTCGTCCCATGCTCCCGTTATGCGTTTGATAATAAGGTTTATAGGATAGTCCATACTATTTGCATATATTTTAAGCTGTGCCGATCTTATAGTAGTGCCTACGATTGCGCTTAAGTCAAAATAAATTAGCGTTGATAACGAATCAGCTGCGCCAGCGTTGTATATTTGCAAGTTTGCTCCGTTGTACACGGTATCCCCAGACGCAGAATTGATAAAAGCATCTTGCGTTGCATTAATAGTTGTATTCGTGTAATCGCCCTCAATCAATACCTGTGAATCCATGTATTGACCCGGGTAGAGAGTATCACTAGGATATAATGTGTCGCTAGGGTGCAATGGTACTGTAGATTCAAAATAGTATTCACTTGTCATTTCGACTTGCTCGCTATCTGTTTGTTTCAAGCTTATTGTTATATTTTCATTGTCAACTTCGATATGATCAGGCGTAAACAAATTCTTGAAAAATTCTTCCCATCCGCCAAGACTAGCACCATCCAACGTTTTATAACTGTACTTTATAGCGTCTAGCCCCATTGGATTCCATGTACAGCTTTCAACTAAATATTCCTCGCTTATATTCCAAGGCGCACCTTTTACAATATACATAGTTTCGCCGACGCTATAGTCTTTTTGGTATAGTGTGAAACTAGCCTTGTCGCATTCGTTAGAGTATTTTTGTATCAAATTAGCCGCATATTGCGCCGCGTCTCCATACTCGTATAACTTCGCATTTTCCCTAAATTCCGATACTGTAAATCCACGCGTTGTTATTTCAGTATAATTTTGCGATACGACAAAAATTGGAACTAATCCATAATAACTAACTCTGATTGCCGATCCATCTGCCAGTACAGTATCGCCATCATCTTGTGATATTTGGTTACTGCCATAATTCCAATAAAACTGTTTGCCTGTATTAAGCCCTTTAATACCAACGCTTACGCTTCCATACCCTCCGCCTGTGTCAACCTCTACAAAAGGTTCCTGTGCAATTGGATATTTTGTAAAAAATTCGCGAGTTACTCCATCGGGCTTTGGTGTCGCTGCCTTTTGTGACTGGTATAAAGTTTTTCGCTTGTTTCCTTTTACGTACAATTTGCTAAAATAGTTGTTTCCATCGCTAGATATTTCAAATCCTAGCTCATTTGTTAACGTAGTGTTGTTATACGGTTTTTGCGCTCCTGTTAAATCATAAAAATGTAGTTTTTTATCTTTGTCTACATTCCAGACAAAGTTTCCGAAATCCTTCAGGTAGTCAAGTGCTTGATTACCTTTCATAAAATTCAATCTAAACGAATTTACAGTAGTAGGTGCATCAATAACTCCCTCAGTTATACCGCTGACCGAAAAGTAACTTGATATTAATTGTTTAACTACGTATTCAATTTTTTGATTAGTGTAGTTATCAAGGATCAAAGGCCTATCAGTCAATGCGCAATAATCGTCGATTTTTACAGTATACCATAGCGTACCTTTTTCGACCTCTTTCATTGATTTGCTTATTATTACGCCGCCAAATAATAAAGTTGTTCCGTTAAACATTTGTATTTCTTTTCCGTACGTGACTGTTGCACCGTTTGGATCTACAATTGTACAATTCATTGTCGATCTAGTATTCATTTTTTCATCGACTGACCAGCTATTTCTCAAAACCAAGATTCTCGTTTCGCAAAATCCATCTCCATCGTCATCTATAAACCAATTGCGCCTATCTGATAAAAAATAACGGATCTTATCTCCAGATATCGTAGGTGCTAATGCCGCGCTTGTGCTAACTGCGATTGGTGCAGTTGATACAATTGGCGCAATACTAGGTGTCAACGCCGCGCTTGTACTGGTTGATGCACTAACTGCGCTAACTACTTTTGTAGTAGGTGCTAAAGCGTCGCTGGTTGACTCCGCTGTAACTAAATTATATTTAACAGGTGCTAAAGCCGCACTTGTGCTAGTTGCTGTTTCAGCCATGCTAACTGACTTTAAAGTAGGTGATAAAGCTTGACTTGTACTAGTTGCAACCTTAGTGGCAATGCTGGAAGTTGATACAGGTACTAATGCCAAACTCGTACTAGTTGCAATCTCAACCGTTGCATTTGTTAATTTACTAGGGATCAGTGCCGCACTTGTGCTAGTCGCAATCTCGGCAGTTATAATATTTTGCGACGCTGGTACCAAAGCCGCACTTGTGCTAACTGCAATCTCGGATAAAATAATAGCATTCGCGCTCGGTGGACTTGCGTCACTTGAGCAAAGCGCAACCTCAGAGATTATTTTTGCGTTTGATGCTGGCACCAAAGCCGCGCTTGTACTAACTGCAACAACTAATTGCAATATAGGTTTTAAAGCCGCGCTTGTACTAACTGCAACACTTGTTGTACTGCTACTTGCTTTTATGGTTGGCACTAATGCTGCACTTGATGATGTAGCAACGCTTGGTGTATTAACCGACTTTGCAGTAGGTGTTAATGCCAAGCTCGTACTTGTTGCAACGCTTGATACACTAACTGATTTTGCAGTTGGTGTTAATGCCGAACTATCGCTTACTGCGGCATTTGACGTGCTAACTGATTTTATAGTAGGTACTAATGCTTCGCTTGTACTAACTGCGATAAATCCCATAACTGCCGGCAATGCTTCGCTCGTACTTGTTGCTGTCTCAGCTACAATATTAGCTTTTACAGTAGGTGTCAACGCCGCGCTTGAACTTTCGAACACATTTGCGGCTATACTTGATTTTGTAGTAGGCACTAAAGCTTGGCTCGCGCTTGTTGCGGTCTCAACCGCATCAATTGATTTTATAGTTGGAGACAAAGCCGCACTTGATGATGTAGCAACGCTTAATGCAATATTAGCTTTTATGCTAGGCACTGATGCAGTGCTTGTACTAGTTGCTAAATTTGCAATATTTGATGCTTTTGTAGTAGGAGCTAAAACCGTGCTTGTATTGGTTGATATTGGTGGTATTCCTGTTTTTTTGTAAGTCGGTGCTAGTGCTGCACTTGCCGAAGTTGCCAAAGCCGCTACATTGTTCGCTTTTATAGTCTGAACCAAAGCCGTACTTGTGCTAGTTGATAAATTTACTGCAATATTAGCTTTTACGCTTGACGTTAACGCCGCGCTGCTACTTTCCGCAATGTCCGTAACAGTTGTTGTTACACTGCCGGAACTTGCATCTATTGTTAGATAAGCTTGATGTCCACCTGCGCTATCAGACCATCCAGACCAATAATAATCTTCGTTTACACTGTACATCCAAATTCCATAATTTGGATTATCAATTAATGCCTGTGCCAGCGTTGTAATATCAAATGACTTGTATCCTTCTGCAACAGTTTTAGTAGTTTGTCCGTAAACAGTAGCATTTATAGATGGTCTAGTATTGTATGTTACTGTTGCAGGATTCCAACTACTTGTTATCCGCTTAAACGCAAAAGTCATAGTTGAGTCTTCGATATAATTTGCATAAATATTTAGCGTACAACTATTAACCGTCATACCTACATATGTGGATAGATCAAAGTTAAAAAGCGTGTATAGACTGTCTGCGGTTCCGCCGTTGTAAAGCTCTTCGCCCTGATCTTCATAATTTGTTGTCGGCAAATCCGAATTTATAAATGTATCGGCACTGGTATATACTGTGTCTGCCATTATTTTTCACCTCCTTTTTAAAGATTTTCCCTAATAAAGAAAGTAATTGAAGGCATTTCTTTACTAGGGATCATTTGAATTTTAATTAAGCCGCTGTACTTGTTGCTATGCCACCAGCGTTCCACTCGATCGTGTAATCCGTTCCGGTTGCTCCGACATCTTCGCCAAAATCTACATATGCAATTAGCGGATTTGTTGCGGCCGATCCAGGCGTGGAATCATATATAACCGCATATCTAAATGTATTTGTAAACGCCGACCATGTCACGTCATCGCCGTCTAATTTAATAACGTTCGTGCCTGCTGTATATGTCAAGCTGCAATTTGCTATCGTCTCGCCGCCTGAAGTATATCCTCCTGCTGCTGCAAGTTCATTTGTTACACTATCAAAAAAATCATCTGCGTCCTGATCTACGCTGTAACTACTTGAGCATAGCGCAACTTTTATTGTATCGTTCTCAAAATCGATCAATCCTTTAAACGCGTTTAATATTGCTTGACCATACATTTTAGCTGTAATTGCCATTTAAATCATCTCCTTTAATTTATCCTTTTTTAGGCTTTATTCCATAACTTTGTAATTTTCCAACAAGTGCCGTTCCCAGCTCATCGACGCCCATGTGTGCCGCATCTATGCTTATGTAGACGTTTTGATTTGTTACACTGCTATTGCTGCCACTTGCGACTTGTCGTTCAGGTATAAAATTAAGTTTTGCTGCTATTAGATCACTTGCCCGAGTTATCTCAGGTATGCCATCTATCAATCCTTTCGTTACCATTTTCATTAAATTTGGTGCCCATTTGTCTGATTCTTTGCCCGGACCCTCTTCGGTCGGAGAGCTAAATCCTAGAAAACTTTTTACTGTTCCAACGATATTGCCTGCCGCTTTTCCTACTGCCGCAATTTTGCTGGTTATGCCGTTTATAAAACTATTTATAAGATTTGATCCCCAATTATACGCACTGCTCGCAACGCCTAAAATTGCATTTTTAACTCTATTTATAAGGTTAGTCGCCGTTGACACTGCACTTCCGACTTTGCTAGCAATACCATTTATCAATCCCGTGAATGCGTTTATTACTCCAATGCGAATTGATGATGCGATTGATATTGCAGTAGACAATAGTGTCCTAAACAAACTTATTACGCGATTTACAATGCTTGATATTAGCGCAACGCCCTTACTTACAAGGCTTGTAAACCAACTTATTATTGCGTTTACCATGTCGGGTATAATCGAATGTCCGACTATAGTATCGTACAGCCCTTTAAAAAAGCTAACTATGCCATCCACAAACCCCATAACAAGATTAACCACCGTCATTACAAGGTTTTTGAAAAATCCAATAACATTGTCTACAAGCGACCAAAAACTTTTCTTTATCATGTCTGTATCGCCTGTTACAATGCCGACAATAATCCCAAATACGCTTGTAACAATGCCAACTAGGTTCATAATTGTTGCGATAAATGGTGCCAACGCTCTTATTACGCCGTTTATCAATCCGATAAATATGCCTATATAGACTGCAACCGTTGTTCCAATTATAACGCCAAGCACTTTAAGTACGTCTATAACAGGTCCAAGCGAATTTTTAAGATTTCCAAACGCTTCCACTATAGCTTTTGTATCCATAGCCATATATGTTTTTTTAAGCTGCTCAAAAACTGGCGTAAACGTGCCGACTAAAAAATTTACAACAAATTTAAACGCCGCAACGACACCATCCCATGCAGTTTTTAATCCGGATATTATTTGCTTAAAACTAAACATCCTAGTAATAATCAATGCCACGACTCCAATCAACGCGGCTATGACCCCGATCACAACTAATACAGGTGATGCAGCGGCGGCAATTCCGGCTAAAAACGCGGTTATTCCACCTGCCGCCGCGACTGCTCCAGCAATGGCCGATATAGTAGTTATTACTCCGCCAATCATTGATATAAGCATTCCACCAGCTATCAGCACGGGTCCAATAGCCGCAGCGATTCCAGCGATTACAATTATAATCCGCTGGATGTGCGGACTTAGTTTACTAAATTTACCTGTCAAACCTTGCAAAAATTTAACAAGCTCTTTAACATAAGGCAATAATAAATTTCCAATCTTTATCGCCGCACCCTCGATCATTGATTGGAGTATTTTTATCTGTCCTGACAATCCAGTCATCTGTATATCTGACATTTTTTTTGATACTCCATTGTAGTTCGTTGTAGCTTTTGTCATCTTCTCGAATTTTGCAGGCGAAGAATCTATAACAGCTAACATACCTGCCATTGACGTCTTGCCAAAAATAGCTGTAGCCGCCTGTATTTTCTGATTTTTTTCAAGCCCTTTAAATTTTTCACGCAACTGAACCAGAACATCTTTAAAAGGCAACATTTTACCTTTTGCATCTGTAGTGGATATTCCTAATTTTTGCATCCATACCGAACCTTGTTTAGTAGGCTTGTTAAGGTTTACAATTGCACCTCTTAATGTTGTGCCTGCCATCGACGCATCTATACTGTTGTCTGCCATTACGCCTAGCGCAAGAGCAACATCTTCCATTTTATACCCTGCTGCCCCGGCTATTGGAGCGACATATTTAAATGCTTCACCGAGTCCACCTATATCTGTTTTTGCGTTTCTCGCTGTGTTAGCAAGTAAGTCCGAAACTTTAACTGCGTCTGTAGCCTTGAGATGAAATGCCGCTATACTACCAACAACTATACTTGTAACATTTGCCAAGTCTTCACCGGAAGCCGCGGCAAGATTCATAGTACCTTCAATTGCGCCGAGCATGTCAGATGTTTTGTATCCAGCAGAGGCCATGTAATAAAACGCATCAGCGGCTTCCGTTGCACTAAATTTAGTTTTCTCGCCCATTTCCTTAGCTTTTTCGCCTAATATTTTCGTGTCTTCCGCCGTTGCGCCAGCCATTGATTGCACTTTCAGCATTCCAGTTTCAAAATCCATAGCTGTTTTTATGGCATCTAATCCAAGCCCGACAATATTTTTTGTTACATTTTCGGTAAGTGTTCGACCGACGTTCTGCATTTTTCCACCGACATTTTGTAATCCAGTCCCAAACTTACCCATTGTCATATCACTTGTTGACGTTTGCGATCCAGTTTCCCTTATCGCCCTATTTAATTGATTTATTTCATTTCGTGTTGCCGCTCCGCCTTGTGCTGCAATCTTAAGTATTAACTCTTGCAGGCTCGCCATTACTTTCCACCTCCCACAACGCCTACTACGTCCTCGGGAATCAAATTTTCTATTGCTGTCGTACCTTCATAATCTAATCCCGGTTTTTTAAACTCTGCTCCGTGCAATTTCGCATCTTTTCGCAAATCACGTTCATGTCTATCCATGACTTTGTCGACAAAAAACAACAATTGTGGTATTGTCCACTGTCGTATTTCCCTGATAGATAAATGATATTCGGACATGAGTAAATCAAACACACCGCCCCAGCCAAAGTAATTTTCTTCGACTAGCGAAGCGACTTGGTTAGGGCCAGCAAGTTTTTTATACTTTTATAATTAGCCTCAAACGCTTTTAAAACAATTTGAATAACATCATCCCTTGTTGCGCCAACTGCTTTAACTTTTTCAAGGCTTACTAATCCATTTGTTGCAATTTCAGCAATTTTTAATAAATCTTTTTGAATAATGCTAATTATCGCATTGACAATTTCGCCTAAATTAATTTCATTAGGCTGAGACAAATCTATTTTTATAACTTCGCTAAATTTGCCAACCGCTTCCGCCAACGCCTCGTCGAACTTGTCACACTCGTCCCACGTCAACGCTTTAACATGTATAATTTCTGTGCCTAAAGGAGTTGGGATACCTTGATTAACAAGGATATCCCTTTCTTTTCTGGCTGCACTCATTTTAAATATATTTTGCTTTTCTGCCTCTGTCATTTTAAAATCTCCTTTGCATAAATTACGCCGCTACTGTAAAGTCGTAGATTACACTTGCTGCCATTTGTGTGTAATCACTTA